ATGAAAAAAACTAGAAAACAAGCATTTCGAGATGCTAAAAGAGATGCTAAAATTTCTATGATGTCTCAACCAATTAAGATAGAACATGTATCTCTAAAAGAAGCTATGTATAAAGGAGGACATGCAATAAAAGATGATAAAGGCAACCTGATTAAAACAAGAGAATATCATTTTTATAACTCTACTGGTGAAAAAATTATTATACAAGAACATTCAGCAGGACATAAAAAGGGTAATCAGCCGGCTCATTTTCATATTAGACCTGAAAATAATACACGAACAGGAAAAATATTGGGAACAAAAAAACATTATTATTTTGATGTCACTAATACATATAAAAATAAGCTCTACCACTAAGGCAAAGCTTATTAGCGTATAAAAGAAAACGTTATTTAATTATACTAGGATATAACTCCTTTTTTAAAATTTAATTTGCCACCCAATTGTGGCTGTATCCTTATCTAAATACATCCATGTTTTATCTTTGGATGCATATAAACCTAAACCATTGGAACCACCTCCCACACCGATTGTATAACTTTTATTTTTCTGCTGGTTGTTTTCGTATTTTGTCAATAATTGATTGGCATTCGTTAATGAGCTGGTCAAATCGTTCACTTGCATCTGTAGCTGTTCCGATTGAGCTTTCAAGTTTTGTACTTGTTCCTTTGATATCTGAAGCTGTTCCTTCAATATCTTGTTTTGATTTTTCAGCTCGGTCAAGTTCGTTTCTAATGTTGTTAACTGACTCTCCGTTATCGTATAAGTCTTTTCTGTCGCTCCACAGACTGCACACATACAAGACCACAATAATAATACCGCCAATAATAATATATTTATATTTTTTAATCTTACTAAGCACATCATTCAAGTGTGTTCACTTTCATTTCTTCAATACAAGGATTTAATGCTCTAAGCCCTGTAAAATAAAGTACATCGCCCTGCATAAAGCAAAATTCAGGTACATTATCCAATAATACCTGGTTAGGATTTTTAGATGTTTCAAAAATATCTTTAATCTTTGCTTTTGTAATACCTTCAATTGGTTCTTTACTTACAAGTTTAATGGTTTTAATCATGATAAACACTCCTTCATTTTGTGATTTCTGCATTATTTAATAATTGAATTATCTCATTGATTTTATTTTTTAATACATCTAGCGTGAGAATATCTCCGCTTTCTGTAATTTGATTTATTTGAGGTTGTTGTATTATACCTACATGGTTTGTAGTTAAGAGTAAATTTGTTACCTCGTAATCATTCATAGTAGACATTACAGTCAAGCCTCATATCCCCAATTCGTTCACAATCAGTATATTGCCACATTCGACAAATGCGATGGGGATTTTCCATAGCAAAGCTATTTTGATGATAATATTGAGCTGACCAAATAGGTACATAATCTGGCAGTGCTTTTAAGTCTATAATATTTGTGAGCCAATTATAAGAACTATATAAGCCTACATAGTTATACCCTTTATCCAATAATGTGCTGATAAAATTAGCAATAGGATAAACTACGTTTAAGTATCCGTCTAACATATCTTTATCTTCAGCATCATACCAGATGCCAAGTGGAGGATTTTGTCCATTGAGATATGTTTTGATTTGTTTATCTACCCAATTAGCTTCTGCTATAGCTTCATCAATTGTTGAAGCATGAGCATAATAATATATGCCATAGCGTAATCCATACGCTACAGCGTTATTTACATGTTCTATAAACTTTTCATCAAGTTTATAATGTTCTCCTATTTTTAGAATAACTCCTTCAATTCCAGCGTCTTTTACTGCCTGCCAATCGATCCATTCTTGCCAAGCAGAAATATCAATTACTTTCATCATAAAACACCTTCTTTTTTAACTGGTCGAATTCGACCAGTTTTTTATAGGATAACGTTAATCTGTATTTAAAATAGATTAACCGCGTCAAAATTGACACTATGAATTCGATGAGTTTTAATTTATAAATTTTTCCACCAATTTTTTATTTTAGCTATACTATTACTAAAATATTTTGACATATATTTTGCTTCATCTTCATTGGTAGGAACAATGCAATAATGTTCTGCCATCCACATTTTAAGAGCATTATTTTTAATATTTTGAAATAAAATAATCATAACAAGTAATAATACAATAATTAACATAATATATACCTCTATTTAAAATTAAATTCATTTTTTATTGAAGTAATAGTTCCTTTTGTATCTGTCATACATATAGGTAACCATAATGCTTCAACACCACAAATTTTATTGACATCAAACCTTCCATATAACCCCACAGCTTCACCATTTAACAGAAAAACACTGTATGTTATATAACCATTTAATTTAATATTTTCTGCAGTCATTATTGAACTCTTAGTTTGTTCAATATATTCCTCATAAATATATTGAACATTTTCGTTATTTTCGTTAAATACAGTAGATTGTTCAATAATATTTTTATTGCGGTCATAAATAGTTATTCCACTGCCTTCACGACCATATATAGGTTTTTTTATAATCTTATCTGCCGAACTAACATTGAGTATGCCTTCAAAACTTAGACCACTAAATGGAACATATTTTTTTATATAATTAGATTCTCGTTTTGAGTAAAAACAATATTTATCATTTAAATAATGCAACATTGCAGGAATTCGTTTATCCTGCATAATTAAGGCTTCTGGTGGATTAACTAAATAAATTTTCCCTTCATTATGAAGTTCAATCATTTTCATTCCTATAGGATATCCATCGTTAGATTTATCTTTTATTAATAATTCAGTTGGATATAATCTATATAGAATATTTATTTTTTGGTCAGTATTTTTTACATACACACCGTCATCAAATACTTCTAACTCAGATAACGGAATTAATATTGCATATACATTTTGTGGCTTATGTTCCATAAAATTATCATACAGATATTTTGTGTTATACCAGTCTTCTTTATAATTTGGGTCAGATGCAAATGCTATTACATCATCATTGGAACAAAGATTAATAAAAATTTCTGCTAATTGTTTATTAATTTCTTTTTCTTTTAATGATATTTCTTTCGACTTAAATCTAAAATTCCCATAAAAAGTTTCTGGTATAGCACATGGTGTATCTGAATTAATTTCTATTAATCGAAAATCACCATTCATATCTTTTACAAAATCCATTCTAGATAAATTGCTAATACAATCAAATTTAGAGCCAATAAAAGACAAGTTTCCAAACAAATCATTTACATGACGTACTGATTTAACAGTTTTATGCATAGCCCAAAATAAAACATTTGATATATCAAATAAATTTTCTTTTTCTTCTTTTGTAATATTTAATGGGGTTAAACTAGGATAACTATATCTCCAATCATCTTCTTTAATATAAGGTATTTTGTTTCTATCAATATTATCTATCCAACAACTAACTTGCACTACTTCTTCCTCCTGCACTTCCTATACCTGTTTTTCCTGTAGATATACTTGATTTAGTACCTATATTAGATACATTTTTATTTGGTGTTGTAATATTTTTAGCACTTTTGTTACTAATAGAAGATGAAGCCTTATCTTCTATTGGCTTACTATCTTTATTTGTACTACCATTTAAATTACTATCTCTACTGTAACTTCTACTATTATAGCTACCATTGCCTTCATTGTAGTTTCTATTATTATAGGTCCCACTATTCAACCAAGTTCCAACAATAGTACCTGCTAAGAAATCACTAAAACTACCACTATCATGATTTACAATAGTAATATCTTCTTTATCACTATCACGATATTGCTCTTGTGGCGGGTCTGCTCCACACCCTGTTAATAAAGATGAACTAATAACTAATGCACTAGAAAAAGCAATTACTTTTTTTAAAGTTTTGTTTTTAGACAACGTCAACTCACCTCATATCTTTTTATTTTAAGTATAAATTTAGGAAATAACCTCTGCATATTAAAAATCTATCTTTTATTATAAAAATAGCCATTTTTGTAAAATCAATAAAACGGTAATTACAAAAATGGCTTATTTTGACATATTTAATTTTTCTAATCTCTCTAAAGCTATATCATGATATACTTTAGTTTTTTCGAACCCCACAAAATTTCTATTATGCATTTTAGCTGCTACAGCAGTTGTACCACTTCCCATAAATGGGTCCAAAATTATAGCACCTTCAGGAACAATTTTTATTAAATCCTCCATTAATGGAGTTGGTTTTCCAGTGAGATGAAATTTATCGGTTTGTTTTACTGTATATTGATAACAACCATCAAAAGGACCTGCATGTAGATTTCTTTTACATTTTCCCTTAGTTGCCCAAACTACATATTCGCACTGATGACGAAAATATCCTTTATGTGGTGCTCTTGCACATCTTCCTTTATCCCATGCTATAATACCTCTCCAAATTAATTCACCAATTTGAACAGCATCTGTAGTAGATGGAAGCTGTCTCCAGTCTGTAAACATTAAAAAATAACCTCCATCTTTTAAAACTCTATGACATTCACTAATCCATAGATTACACCAATGAAGCCAAGAACGTGTATCTTTACTATCTCCTACAAAATCTGGTCTATGCACTATAGTATTTGAACCCTGTTCATATTTTTTACTTGGTGGTAAAGCTTTTTCGGAAGCTGTTCTACCACCACTACAATAAGGCGGATCTGTAATAACTGCATCTATAGAATTAGATGGTAATTGTCTAAGATACTCTAAGCTATCTCCTAATAAAATTTTGTTTAAAAAATCATTTAAATTATTTGTCATTTTCTTATCTCCTTGTTCTATAAATTATTATGAATTATTTTAAAGTAAGTTAATTTATTTTTCTTTATTATAGGATCTGATGGCTGTTTTCTCTTTAGTATATTGAGCTAAATTATTTTTCAATTTAGCTGGAACTGGAATACCACAATTTGTAGCATTCTCTAATATACTTAGACCCTCGTTAGCGATGTAAAACATTATAGCGATATCTCGTGTTATCGTTCCCTGATTGAAAACAATATCTGCCATATGTGCTACCATAATTATAATTACGATAACAGCCTTTTTAGCTAATCCTCGCCAACCTTTTCTGCTATCTAATTTTTTGCTTGGATTTATCCATGCGGATAAAAGACCTGTTATATAATCTAATACCATTAGTAGCAAAATAGCTTCCCACAAGTTTGACCAACTGCCAAACAAATGATTACATATAGTTCCCACTGTAGCGAAACACGCTCCTAATTCTATCTCAGTTTTAACAGGAATTAATGTTTTAAAAAAATTTAATATATCAATTGTAAAATTATTCACTTTTTCACCTACTTTAAAACATATTTTGATAAACTCCTATTAAGGAGTGATTTATTTGAATAATAAAAGATTAAAATTACCTAATGGTTTTGGTAGTATTACCAAAAAAAGTGGTCGACGTAGACGTCCCTATGAAATAAGAAAATTCATTGATGGACGTCAAAAAGTTATAGGTTATGAAACAACCTATGAAAGTGCGTTAGCTTTTTTATGTGAATATAATAAAAATCCCTTACTTTTTTCTCCATCTGAAATTACTTTTGATGAACTATTCTGCTTGGTAAAAGCTTATTTATATCCACGTATTAAAGAACGTACACAATCTAGCTATAATTGTGCATATAAACATCTAAATCGTTTATATGATAAACAGTTTGCTAAAATTCGTATTGGTGATTTACAATCTGCAATACGTGATATACATGATAATGGTGCTGGATATAGTACACAAAAGAAAGCTAGACAAGTTCTACATCACATGTATACCTACGCAGTGAAGTATGAGATAATTCCACCAGAAAAAGATATTAGTCGGTATATTGATATAGACAAAAATAAAAAAGTCTATAAAAAAACCATATTCAATACCCGACAGATTTATAAACTTTTCCGAGCCACCGATGAACACCGATATGCCAAAATGATACTAATGCACATGATGTTAGGTACTCGTCCTAGTGAATTTTTAGCAATAGAAAAAACTGATGTAAAGCTTAGACAACGTTACCTAATAATAAGAGAAAGTAAGACAGAAGCTGGCAGAAATAGAATTATTCCATTGCATAAACAAACATTACCTTTTTGGATAGAATTTTTAGCAGAAAACAATAAATATATTGCTACAGATAATAACGGCATACATCTCAATTATAGCCGTTTTCGTACTCGCTTCGATAAAACCCTTATAGAGTTAAAAATAAAGCGCCATACACCACATGAATGCAGACACACACTTGCGAGCTTATTAAATAACGCAGACGCTAATCCAACCGCAATAAAAAGAATACTAGGACACGCCAGCAGTAATATAACAGAAAAACACTATACACATAAGGACCTGCACCAACTAAAAAAAGCAATGGATTTAATAGTGTTTAAATATTAAAATTTGGCACTAATACGGCGTTAATATTAATCTATATAAATTGCTATGTTCCTTTATTTTCTAAGGTGGAACACGGCACAAATACGGTAATATAATTTTTTGCATAATAAAAGCACCCTCTAAGCCTTATTTTTACTAGCTTCTTGGGTGCTTTTTGCTTTTTCTGCTAACTCTTTCTTTTCTGTTTCTATAAGTTCTTTTCGTTTGTAATCTGGACACTTTGAATTAGTACAAAAGCCTTCTGTATCAAGTTTTCTTCCGCAAAATGTACAAAATTTAAGCATTTGTCAATTCCTCCAATTTTTTTGCATATTCATCTAATATATTTTGTCGTTCCTGCTGTAGTTCAGTAACATACTCAGTATCGCCGTTATTTTTTGCAATCTGAATTGCTTCATCAATCGCTTTAACGTTGGCTTCATACTCCGATTTAAGCACATTTGCTCTCTCCTCTAATGTAATTACCCTAGCAGGCGCAGAAATCGGCTTACCGGTCTCGCTGTCGCGAATATATCCAGTGCCGTTGTCGCCGTCACCCATATTGCCGGTGTAATAGTTCCAATCTTCATCGGATATTTCAATATAGCCTTCGGATTTCAACTTTTCTTCGCCGCCCCAGTCGTTAGCTAATGCCTGCGGAACGGCGGAAATCTTTTGGCCCTCTTCATCAAATTTCATTAAATACATAAAATCAGCCTTTCTTCTATAAATCTTCATTTTTTACATCAGATATATTTATAAACTCATTTTTTCAACTCCTTTAAACAATGGGGAAGTGGTGGTAAGGGAACAAAAACTTTGCCAATAGTTTATACAAAATGGTATATTCCTGTTGTTGCATATGGTAATAATATAAATTGGCAACCAGAAAATTCAGCTGTTACAGCTTATAAAGTTTCGCTATCTCAATTAAATATTTGGGCTAAAGAGGGTTCTAATTTTTGGTTTATTACTGTAGGTATTTAATTAAACAATGGGGATTTGCTAATGATAGCGGACAGTGGAGAAAAGTAATTCATTTACCTATAGACTTTAAAAGCTTTTCTAGTATTTTAGCGGTAGGTATAAATAGTGATAATAGTGCAAATTGTGGATATCACTTAAATTCAAAAGAACTAAATAGTTTTTCTTACTTATATGGTGTTTCTTTGTGTTATATTGCTATTGGGGTTTAAACACCTATTGCTAACCAATAACCACCACCACCATCACAAACAGTCCACATATTGGTAGTAGTTAATTTATCAACATAGTTATTTCCGTTAGAACTATCTCCACCTCTTTTAGTAGTAACATGACCATTAAAACATTGTTTTGTAAATGCAATAGGAAAAGTAACAGTTCTACCACCATAACCTGTATCACTTCTAAATCCCCATTGTAGAATTAGACCATTACTAAATTTAACCCAACCATTTTGTGTTAAGCTACCACCAACAATACCGCCGAGTGTGCCGTCCGTTTTAAATTGATTAATGAGGTTTCGGACAAATGCGGTCGTAGCGATTTTAGTGCTGTTATCCGAAGTGCCTTGCGTTGGTGCGGTTGGGCTTCCTGTAAGTGCAGGGCTTACTTTTGGTGCTAATGTAGACAGGTCTATACTGCACTGAGACAATGTGCCACCGTTCATGTAAATCGGTCTGTTCGCACTGCCGACAGTGCTTCCGCTTGCCGCGGGTGCACCTGCATTTAAATAAATAGGTTTTACACCACTGCCCACGCTTGCCGTTCCGAGTTTGCTTGCAGTGTCAGCATTGCCTTTAAAACCACCGCTGGCTGTAACGCTACCTAAAGTTTTTATATTACCATTTCTATGGTTTATTGCTACCTTTATTGGTGTTCCGCTAGAACATAAATCTCTAAATCCTGTAGAATACCAACTACCAATCAAAAGGTTAACTTTATTTTGACTTATAGCAGTATTCTCATCTACATCTGCACCACCATATTTTATATGTGCAGATGTTCCGCTTATTACTAAATTATTAGCATTTGTAGCATTAGCAACGTTATTTACAGTTACACTGCTTGTACTTCCATTTCCTTTTGTAACTGTTAATGTTGCATTGCTTCCCGTAACCCCTTTTACATATGTTGTATCTATCTGTTGCCCACGGCTGTCCTGCGTGGCTTTGGTGGCACTTGCCGCGCTGGACGCAGAAGGGACTGCTTTCCATGTTCCATCTCCCGCTAAAAAGTGGCTTGCATTGCCATCTCTTTTCGGTGCAAGTCCGTTTGCACTAGTAGATACGACAGCGGTACTTGCTTTGCCATTCCATGTATTTTTTTCAGTATCAGATACAAAACGATGTGTAGCATCTTGAGCAATCATACTTGCAGGATGTGAGCTTGGATGTACATAGTTATTAGCTCCCATTGCAATACCATCTAATTTTTTCTTTAGTTCTGGGGTCATGTAACCTTTCAAACTATCTGTAACCTCTCGCCAATCTTGAGCATTTACTACGTTTTGCAATGTATCAAGCCATTGCTTTAATAATTTATCATTAGATAAAATTACACTAAAAATCAAATTCATTGTAGAATAAAGCACTGGGTCCTTTGAAATAAGTTGTGGAATTTCTAAAAAGAAATCATTACTACTAGGTATTGATTCATCTGGTCTTTTAAACCCATTTATCTCACTTGGCATTAATAACCCAAATTCTTTTTTTAATTCTTCACTATTCATCTAACCACCTCAAAACTCTACAGTCCATTTAAATATTGCTCCACTTTCTGCATCTACACCTTTACTTGTTAAGAGTCGCATTTTAGCAGCAGTTTCTTCTTCTTCATCTATCAAAGCTACTTCATTTATTGCACCAGTATACTCACCAGCTTCAATTTCTGCTTCAAAACAAACAGAAGTTTCAACAGGATAAGTAACTTCTTTAATATTTTTAGTTAAAACAACATTATTAAGTGAACCATTGTCTGTTGGTGGTGCAGGATTTCCTTGCTCGTCTGTTTCCCCTGCTATACCAAAAGCCATTTTTACAATTTTACTTATTCTCCCTGTTGTTCCTATAGCTTGTGCAAATGCAGTTCTATAATCTGTAGTCGTTTTTTTATTGCTTTTTAAAAATGTATCTTGGTCAAATTCACTTTGTACACCTACTCCATTAACAGTTAAAGTATGTGTTGTATTTACATTACTCATAATATTTCTTTGCTCCCTTCATCTATAATTCCATGTTTTGTACTATAAAAAACACATATATTTTCCATTTGTTTATCTATTTCATAAGCACCACTTAAAATATGGCTACCATCTAAACAAAAAGAACCGTCCCAGCAGTTTTTTGTATTTGCTGTACGGTTCTGTATAACATTATTTTTATTTATGTTAGAAACTTGATATTTTTTATAAATTTTTTGTTTATTATTTATTTTATTTTCTGTTTTATTACTATAACTAATAACTTGTTTACATTTAGAATTTATCTGCTCTTTATTTTCAATTTTATAATTAATATTTATATATAAAACAGGCATTAATAGATTTTTTATACTTAATAAATGTGTTTGTCTCTCTCGATATAATGCATCTGGTTTTATACCACTAAAATCTATTATATTATTAAAATTCCAAATACCATCCCAATAAACTTTCTCTGCTGTTCCTAAGTTCCAAAAATTATGTGTACTATTAATATATTGATTTATTTTCATGTTTTGGTAGATATCTTGTTTTAATAAAATTTTTAATACTGTATAAAATGCTAAATGAGCTGGTTTGTATAAATTTACTGTTTCTAATAATTCTTTCCAATTTATTTTATCATCAGCACTTACGCATACTTCAAAATAATATTCACTATTGTGTGGCACAATATATCCTGTTTTATTTTCACAAAACATATTTATTAAATTATTCATAAATTTTTCTGTTACAGCATTAGCACCTTGAAACTTTAATAATATTTGATTTCTTCTTTCATCATAAGTAGCATTTGGTTTTACAGATATATTTAAAACTCTCTCCCAATCAGCCAACCTCCATGTTGCTGTTTCAATAAAGATTTGATTTTTTAAATCTAAAAGATCTACTCTTAGTTTTTCATGCTGTTTATCACAAATAAGTGCAGTATTTTTAAAGACATCATCTTTCGATAAGAAATCAGGTAAATATCTTAATGTGTATACTGGTTTTTTACGTAGAATATACATCTAATACCACCTCTCCTAAAGAAGGAAGTTCTTCTTCACTTAAAGGGATATTTTGTGTACCGCCATTTATTGTCAAATCTGTATAATCTTTTATACCACTACACTCTAAAAGTAACTTACCAACTAATGCATAAGATACATAACCTTTTTCAAAACCAATACTTTTAAAATATTCATTTAGTTTAGATTTAAATTCTTCTTCATTTTTTGAACCATCTATTTTAGCTTTTATATTTATGGTTACTATAGTGGCAGTAGTTACCGTCAAGGTAGCTTCAAAGCTACAATTATCTAGTATATGTTCTTTTACTTTTTGTATTAATGCTTCATCAGCTACTCCTAAATTTGAATCAATTATAACAACTTTTACAGTTCCTGGACCATCCCATACAGGTATACACCTAGCACTCCCAACTCCTTCCACCTCTCTAGCCCAATATTCATAATGATTTTTATTACCACTAGTGATTATATTTTGAACTTTAAAATAATAACGTTTTCGTAATTCATCATCAGTTTCTTCATCGTATCCACCAGTAGTTGGTGTTTTATTTGTTACAGAATTTATCCCTACTATAGACATTGGTATAACCGTTATTGTTTCTGCATCAACATTTCCATTTTTACCTTCCGTGACAGCTTCAATTTTTATATCTGCTGTATTTTTTACATCTATATCAGTTAAAGATTTAAATTGAATTCCACTTTCAGTAGAAAATAAACTTCCTTCATAAATATGACCATTTCCTATAACTGTTAATACGCCTGTAGCTTTAGTAGCTACTTTTCTAATTACACCAAATTCTTTTGTTTTTTTTGTTAAATGTTCGCCCCAAGATGTTTCAACAAAACCCATTTTATCTACTTGTTCAATTTCTACTTCAGTTTTAGCAACTTCTATACTATTAGCAGAAAGTGAATCATACTGAAAAGTACCTTCTACTAAAGCTGTTTTAGTTTTAGAATCAGCTAACATTTCTTTTAATATTTCTTCTTGTGTTCTAGCTTTATACATCTATATTCACATCTCCATAAATAGTTGTTAAATCAACATAACATTTTAATTTTTCCTTCTCTCTGTTAAACGTAATTGAATTTATAGATTTTATATAGGGATTAACCATTAAACATTCAATTATAATTCTTTTTAATTCAGATATTCGTTCCTCGTATGTCATTACTTTTCCGATAAACTCTTTTAAATCTATTCCATATTGACTTGAATATGCTAAATAACCATACCTATGTGTTTTTAAAGCTTTATATATCCAAACTTTTATAGCTTCATTACCATGAACAATAACATGATTTCCTGCATCATCATAAATAAATTTATCTGTATCAAAATTCCATGCATATTCAATAAATAAAGGTAAGTTACTTATAGAATTATTTTGTATAGTATTTCCTATAAAAGGAAAAGTATCACTCATAATTTCACCAACTTATCTGTAATAATAAAAAGCTGATTACCTTCTAATGGGAAAATACTTACAAGGTCTCCAGCTTTTAATGTATCTGTATAAATTATATCGTTTGTATAATCATTATTTATGTCATGGTTATGACTTTGATATTCAGCATATCCACTACCACCGCCACGATTTTGTGTAGCACTTACTAAATGTCCTTGTGCTTCTCTTCTATATCCTGCTAATAAATAATGAGATATATATACTTCTTTTTTAGTTAGTACTATATTATTGTATTTAATTTCTATATTTGGTGGTGGCTTTAATACAACACCTATCAGATTTGTTGTCGGAATATTATTTCTAAAAATATTATATATTTCGTCTACCAATTTTCCCATAGATTGATCAACGCTAGGTATTGGATTTCCCATTTTTACTCCTTCTTATTTTCTTTCTGAGCTTTTTCTTCATTCATGATGTTTTCAAATTCTAAGTCAATACGCATTGTATGTTGGTCCCTAGAAAATGTATGTACATCAGATTTAATATAAAATTTACCTCTCAAATACTCATCCTTAACTTCTACAGAATAAGATGATATCAATTTATAATCTCCTAAGCATTCAATCAAACCACTCTGTTCAGGTTTCTTTATCATAGAACTAGCAAATAAATTAGTATCTTTATTCGGATCGGTTTTATATACATCTTGTATCATAGAATATTTATTTATAAGGTCTTCATCTCGAATATAATTAATAACATTACCTTGCTCATCAGTAACCATTATCTGGTTAATCATATTCTCAATGCTTTCTTTATAAATACTATTTATCATATTTTTTGTAGAATCTAATACTACATCTTCAATTAATGTGCCTTTTAAAATCACATCTAAAGCGTCTTTATTCATTATTGGATGATATTTTTCTTTAGTAATTTTACTGGCTTCTGTATAAGCCATCATTATTATTTGATATCCAGTTTTTCTTTCAGCAATAAAATTTATATTTGTATTAGTCTTAGCAAGATTACCCACTTTTATACCTAATTCCCTACATATAGAAGCAGTTACATCTTCTGCTGTAATGTTTGTAAATTTACGTGTCGTTCTGGATTTATTTAAAATAAATAAATTATCATATGCCGTAATTACAACTCTAGATTCTTTTTTATTTTCTTCAATATCATAAACATTACCTTGAAAAACAATATTATTATCTTCACTATATCCTAATATTGTTTCTCCATTATTAATATTTATTATTGGTAAATTAGGATCTCTTGTGTCTTTTAAATATTCAAAAACTAATTTTCTACCAGCCTGAATTCTTGAGCCACTCCATGTTATTTTACCTATAAATCTTGAAATATCTTGTCCTTTATGAAATATTTTCATCTTTTATAAGTCCTTCAAATTTAACTTTCTAATATTATTTATAGCGAAATCTGTCAAATTATTTGATTCTACAATATTTCTCCAATGTCTATAATCTCCATAAGCTTTTTTTGATGCATCTAATATATCATTAACATCATCTAATATTGTTACTGTATCTGGGGTATTTTTAATCGATGCTCTTTCTTTTAATCCAGTAACATTGTTTATTTCTTTATCATTATTAGCCATTGGCGTATTAAGGTCCTTATATTCAATAAATTCCATAGAATAATATATATCTTTAGTACCGTCTTTTTCTTTAATATTAAAAGATTTCAAACCCATCATCTTATTAATAGGACTATCTGTTATAATCACTCGTATAGGTTTTTTACTTTCTTTCCATTTCTTAAATAATTCTACATATTCAACTGGTTCTTTTAAGTCATCGGTAACTATAAACGGATATTCATGTTTAGGACTAGGAAAAAACGAAGAAAACGTTAATCTTTCTAATATAGGGTTACCAAATAGCATTACTTCACCAGTATCAATAATATTTACAATTTTATTATCTTGTGAACTTTTATTATTATATTCAATAGGAGTAACTGGCAATATAACTTTTTCATCATCCAAAGATAAAATATATTGTCTTCGACCTTTAATTGAACCACCTAAGGCAAAAGAAAGTATATTTATTAGACTATATGTTTTATTCATAAAACTATCTAAGCTCATTAACATATACCTCCATATCCACTACTTGCTTGCATAAATTTTTTGGTTAATTCATCTGCAATTTTTTCAATATCAGCTTCTTCTCTAATTATAAAATTATTACCACTAATCGTTATATTAGGTAAAGAATTAGTATTGTTAGATAATTCTTTTCTTATTAAACGTTCACTAGTTTGAGCAGGATATATTCTACTACCTGTAGGTAAATCTACAATTTCTCCGCCACGTTCATTTATTTCCGTTAAACCACCACTCCAAAACATCGTTCCAGTAGCATTATGTCCTAAATTAGATTCTAAACCTGTTATATTAGCTCCTTTTTCTCTAATTTCACTAATTTTATCCATAACACCTCTAGCTTTACTAGATATAGGAGACCATACATTTGCATCAAGCCAACTACTTACTCCACTAAATACACTTTTTATTCTATTTGAAGCACTATTAAAAGCTTCACTAATAGCTTCACAAACAGAATATGCTTTACTAGATATAGGCTCAAATACATTTTGACTAAACCAATCACCAATGCCACTAAATATTTCTTGGATACTATTACTAGCCTCTCCAAATTTAACAGCTATTTGTTCACCTAACCAATAAACACCTGAAACCACAGGTACTATCAACATATCTTTTATTCCGTTTCCTAATGCACTTACATAAGGAGATATTATATCTCCCATCATTGATACACTACCAACAATAAAATTAATACAATCTATTCCGAAATTGCCAATAGGTGCTAACAAATTATTATATAATGTATTACCTACTTCCGTTATACTAGTAGTAACTTCATCTAATCCATTAATAATACTATCTCTAATATCGTTGATTAATTTTTCACCAATAATACTTCCACTAATACCACCTAAAACACCACCAATAATCGCACCTGCTCCAGTTCCTATACCTGGAATAATAGAACCAACTGTTCCACCTGCAATAGATCCTGCCTTAGCTCCTACATAACCGCCAGCTAAACTACTAGCAACACGTGCAGTTTCTAAACCTCTTTCTCCCTCTTTAGCATTATATATGCTATATGCTCCTAGAGGAATTCCAATACCTAATCCTAATTTACCTAGTTTTGCACTATATTTTTTACTACTTTCTAAACCTTTACTAAAAATACCTTTTAATCGTTCCCTCCAACTTAAAGGAACAGGAGGTTTAGAAATAGGAGGCTGTGGTCTACTTGATGGTAATGGCTTACCATTTGGACCTAAAATAGTTGATGAATTATTATTAGGCTTTGATGCGGATGTTGTTTTCCCATTTACATAAACATTTTGAGCATTTATTACTAAATCTTTAGCAGATGCTATCTTATCTGTTCCTGTAGGCAATTTATCAGAAAGACCTTTTGACATATTAACTATATCTTTTATTTTGGTAATAGTTCCAACTGTAATACCATAAATTTTCTTTAATCCCCAAAATAAAGCTCCACCTGCTAAAACAGAACCAATTCCATCAAATGCTATAAATTTATTTGTTAAATCTACAATACCTTTTTTAGTTAAAGTAAATACATCATCTAATCCAAATCCATCTTTTAATCCAGCTGTAGCTACTTTTACAATATCCGTCAGTTCTTGAACTAATCCTCTAAGTCCAGAATTAGCACTTCCAGACATTAAAGTGATTTGAAAATTTTCCCAAGCACCAGATAATTCTTCAATATCACCTTTTAAATTATCCAACATAGTAATTGCTACATCTTTAGCTGTAACCTTATTCATTTCATTAAACATTTTAGTTACACCTTCGGCACCTTCTCGCATTAGAATCATACCACCACGAATAGCGTCAGAACCAAACATATCATACAATGTAGCAAGTTGTTCTTCTTTTGTCATTCCTTTTAATCTATCTTGTAATAGACCTGCTATTTCTGCTAATGTTTTAACCTTACCTTGTTGGTCAAAAAAAGCACTAGTTCCTTTTTCTGTAAGAAGATTTAATTTACTAAAAGCTTCGATTTGTGTTTTTGTTTTTGGTATTAAATTAGATAACATTGTTTTTAGAGAGGTACCTGCATCTGAACCTTTTAAGCCATTTTGTGCAAACACAGCTAATGTAGTATTTGTATCTTCAAAGCTAACACCTGCACCAGAAGCAACAGCTGAACACATAGATAATGCATATCTTAATTCATGCACATCTGTAGCAGAAGCATTTGCAGCACCAGCTAAAATATTCGCAGCATGAGTTGCATCATTTACTTTAAATGCATTCATAGCAGTACTCATTGTTTCAGCTGATTCAGCTAAATCCAAACCACCTGCTGTAGCCAAATTAAGTGCTGCTTCAGATGCTTCGCCTAATACATCTTTTAATTGTACACCTGCTTTTATTAATTCAGTCATTCCCTTTGCAACTTCTGTATTTCCAAATACAGTATCTTGCCCAAGTTGCATAGCACGAGCTCTAACTTGAGACATTATTTCATCTCGTGTTTGTCCATCTACTCCATCTTTTGGGATTAAAGCTTTTATTGCAGATAATTGTGTATCAAAATCCATAGGGGTTTTTATAGTATCATAAACGGTATATCCAATCCCTGCCATACCAGCCATTTGTAAACTAGTTCCCATTAACATACCATCAGCAAAGTTATTCATTTTATTATTAAAATTAAATCCACTATTTGGCATATTAGTTTTTATATTTACATATGCTGTAAAAGCTTTATTTGATAAACTAGTTAATTCATTTTTAATTTTATTTGCTTGTGATGATGCTTTATTTTTTAATGATACTATTGCTGAATAATCTTTATTTTTAAATTGCTCTAATGTTGATTTTAAATTTTTTGCGGTTTGAGAGGCTTTGTCTTTTAATGATACTGTCGCCGAATAATCGCCTTTTATTTTATTTAAACTTTCTTTTAATTTTTCAGTAGACTTGGTAACTTTTAAAGACTCTCCAGCAATACCAGATAAAGCATATTGGGTTTTCTTAAGACCAGCAGTCATTTTATCTTTTAATTCTAATGTAGCACTTAAAATAAAATTATTCATTTAGTCATTCTCCTTTCAAACCCAATATGCTGGCTAATGATTTTATTATTACTTCTAATTTTTGCTGTTCGGATTCTTTTTCTTTTATCATTGCTGAATAAACAAAAAGTTTTTCCAAATAAGACAATGAAAAAAAATAATCTATTTTATGACCTTTGAGAACCAGATATGCACAAGTTGATGCCATCCAATCCTCTTCTATTAGTTTTTTAATTCATCATGTAATTTGAATTTTAAATCGTTTCCATATCCAGTACACGACATAATAGCTTTAGAAATAAACGCTATTTCTCCAGCTTTAAATATTTTATTAACAATATCTGTAGGTTCACTACATTCATATGCTTTTAACAAGGCGGAATCTTTTAATTTTGGTTCAACAAAACTTTCATAAATTAAATACTGATCACCGCCATCATCCATTTTAGTAGCTTCTGCCACTAATCCCATTGTTGGTTGTTTTACAGTAACCACACCAAAATTTGGAATTTCTATATCATATAATTTATTTTTTCTTTCTTGAATAGCTTCTTTATTCTTTATCAAATCCTGAATACTAACGATTTTTTTATTTTCCATAAAATTTTTCCTCCTAAATAAAAAAACATCTCTAAAGAGATGTTTTACTTATGCTGAAATTGTTTCAATAAATGTAGAATCTTCTGGGGTAAAACCGCCAGTATATTCTTTTTCAACTACTTTACCTTTTTCAAAACTCATTAATGTAATTTCATCAAACCATACATTTTCAATAGAAATGCGTTCTTTTTGCCCATCAACTGCATCTGGGTCTTCAATGAGACCAACAAAGCTAGCACGTGGATCTGTTCCATTTTTCCAAGCTTCAAGATATTTGTTTATATTTCTATTAATAACGTTTTTAAGAGTAAAACTTATATCTCCTTTCAAGGAAACAATTTTACTATCTACGCTATTACCATTAATAACTTCTTCTCGATTAGCTGTAACTTTAGCTTCAAATTTTACAATTTCAAAAAGAAGTTCTCCATCCCACCAAGCTTTACCATGAGAACCATTCCAACGTCTATTTCCACGATATTTATAAGCTTCTGAGTCTCTAGCAAAACGTTGCAATTCAAATGTTAAATTCTTTACTAAATAGTCTATTGTTATTGGAATAATTGTTTTCATAAGCTTTTTACCACCTACATACTAAAATCAATTGATAAATCTTCCATCGCATTAACAGGTGTGATTCTACCTGCTAATAATAAATTTGTTCCTGTATTATATTCAAGAATTTGTTGTTCTGTCATATTTTCAACATCTTCACCTTTTAATGTTGCATAATCTTTTTGAGCCTGATAATCAATTTCTACATCATTAGTTGCAGTAGGGCTATTATCTAAAACATTTCCCTTTAATCCATTAAAATATACCTTAACTGCTGCAATAAATAACATTTTATGATTATAATCATTAATTACTTTACCAACATAATCAGACTTAAACGTATCTCTTATATCATCTTGTATCATGTCAACGCATTCGATAATTTTAATAAAACGGAAATCTTGTCCTACATCTGTTGTAAACGTAGTTAGTGAGTTACAACCACGAGCTATTTTTACACCTTTACCTTCTTCTCCTTCAGCAAATAACTGTAAGTTAAAAATAAATTTAAAATCCATAATAAAATAACTCCTTTCACTTTATAAATAAAAAAACGTCTGTATTTACAGACGTTTAATTAAGCTTATTATATTTTACTGATATATTTTTTCTAGTCTTTCTAATGCTAATGCCATTGTTCTTATAATTAAATCCGAGTCCTTATCTGGATTATTAATCATTACCTTTAAAAAACCCAGACTAATATCTTGCTCAAAAATAATATTCTTTTTTAATATTTCATTTAAACCTAGTATTGCTGTTTGTGCAATACTAGATACTGCACTACAAACTATATCTTTCCCTTTAGGAGCAAAATTAGCATGACCAAATATATTATATCCAATAAATTTATATCCATCTGTTTCTATGCATATTTTTATCATATAAACCTCTCAATAAAAAAAACACTTACTATTTTGTAAGTGTTTTTTCTAAAATATTAAGTTTTCCCATATTTCTTTTGGAATAGGTTCAATAGGTTTGTTATTTTTTATAGCCTCTTCAAGTTTTTTTATTCCGCTATTAAAATTATCAACATCCATTAATCTTGGATCACAAATAATTACATAATCAAGAGAATTTCTACCAAATATATTTTTATATTCTTCAACTTTATCATTCAATAATTGTATTACGTTAGACATATCATTTTCAATAATTGTCATTCTATCAACTACCCCTTTTAGGCTTTAAGAATTAAACCTACTATTAAATATAGAAACTCCATATCATCTTCTATTTTAGCATAAATAGGTTGATATTTTCCATCAACAACTTCAATCTTTTTAAGTATTTCACTAGGCTCATATAATACCTCTAACCCCATACTCAATACTTCTGAAGCTTCCTTATATTCTTTACCAATGTAAGGAGTAATAAAATCATCTGGTTTAACTATCTCTTTATTACTAAAACCCAATCCATGAAATAAATCTGTTAGTTTTATATAATTTTCATTTTTTGTACGAGCTTTTATAAATTCTTTTGAAATTCTAAGTGCATCTTTATTAAAAAATTCTACATAATGTCCTAATTCATGATAAGGCGTTTGTTTTCTTTGCCCTGTCATATGAATGGATATATAATCTTCCTCATAATTTTCATATTTAGTAGCATAATATCTACCACTAGGTGTTACTGCCCCTTTAGTAAAAAAACCTCTATTTGGTGTAATAGAAGTATATAATTTTTTATTGTTATTAACTAGATATTCTGCCCAATCTTTTGGATAGTACGAAAAGGCTTCGCTTAATTGTTGCTTTGTAATTGTATTACAGCCTTTAGCCCATTGATTTTTCCCTACTTCTCCTCCCATTTCCCTAAAATTACTAAAAATTTCTTTTAGTTTTTCTTTATTTCCTATATTATCAATAATATTAAATCTATTGCATACTTCAGTTCCTATATTAATAATATCATCTTTAGTACAAGTTTTTAAATCAATATTACTTATTTTTTCTTTTAAACTTAATTTAATATTGTTACTATTATTTTCCCATTCATTTAATGTCATGGATTTTTTTATATATATTTTTTCCCAATCAGAATAGTTCATATCTGCTGGAACATATTTTATTTCTCCATTAAGTCTTGAAATTCTTTTTCTTACAGTACTTGTAGTCAAATTGGTTATTGAAATTGTGGACCTGCAACGTGGATGCATAGGTGGCATATTACTTCCTGGAACACCTTCATCAACTTTATGAATAGTATTATCAAGTTTCCTACATTTTTCTGATGTTCTTCGGTCTAAAGTAGCAATAAATCTATATTCTTGACCGCCAGAATCTTTAATACTTTTTAGCCCAGCTTGATTATTTACATAATTAAGTTCCGAGCGAACTAATGTAATCGCTTGTTTGTATCCAGAATTCATCTTTTTAGATATAACAGTTGCCATTTCACGAGCATTAATACCTCTAATAATAGCATCGCTTATTTCTTTTTTTAGCACTTTAGATAATTTAGTTGTATTATTCCATATACGTTTACTAAATTGTTTGCCAGACCAAGAAGTACGAATAATATCTTCTATTGCTTCTTGGTCTAAGATAGACACTGGCATTAAGATATTAATTCCTTTACAAATATCAAAAACAGATTGATAGTAATTATCTGTTAATGCTTTTTTTAAGTATTCTGTTAACTTACTATCATATCCATCTGCCATTTTAGATAATTCTACAAGAATTTCTGCTTGTAATTTATCTAAACGACTTATCCTAGAACGCATAGCTAAAGTATTTAATTCTTTTAAGATTTCTTTATCTATATTAGCTTGTTTTACATAGTCTTCTATATCCATTCTCCATACAGAGTACTCATTACTTGTAATTAATTTTTTAGCATCCGCCAGACTTAAGCCATTTTCATCTGAAAATCTTTCATAAAGGTCATTTATATCTTTTTCTATATTTCTTAAAGCTCTTATATACAAATTTTTTATTTCTGTTTCTATTTCTGATTTAGATTTATTTAGCCATTTTTCTTCACGTTCTTTTGCTCTTTTTTGCCAATATTGCTCATTATTCATTATCACCTTCACCACCAGCATTTAATATATATTGCTGTGTTTCTAAACTATCTTCATTTTCTTTATTTATAGTTTCCATTTCTTTTTGTGGATCATTTATAAAAGGTAATAAGCTTAATAATTTTGTTTGTGATACAATGCCTGTTAGTGATTTAACTATTTCAGACAGTTCCTTAATATTAGCAGGTATATTATCACTAAAAGTAAGTTCAATATCTCTAAAATCAAAATCATTATCCAACATTGATAAAACCCCAAAAATAAGCTCAATTCTTCTTTGGATTGCCTTTTTGAAAAAACGTTCTTTTCTACTACGTATTTGTTCTAATCCTATAAGTTTATATTTAATAGCCACACCAGAAGCGTTAGAAGCAAAATTAACATCTGTCATATCAGGAACAAAACTGAACTTGTGAATATCTGCATTCAATCTGTTTTTCATATTTTCAATGAATGTATCATTAATAGTTTTTGTTAACCATTCTGCTCCACACTCACCATCTGGGAAAAAAAGCATTTTTAATTTTCTCATCATTTTAGCTTCATTAACATTTTCTTCACCATACCCAAAACCTTTTAATATTAAAAATGCATTTGTAAAATCTTCCATATCATCTAAAGTTAGTGATTGTGTTTTATCATAACCATCAATCAGAGATATTTGTTTTTGAAAATCACCTATAGAATATTTGTTATTTTTATACTCTATAATAGGGACAGAATCGAACATATGATAATTCTCACTTAATAATTCAAATTTATTTCTATCATATTTATATTTTTTACATTTTTCATTATCATACACATCAATATAAGTGATATATGATGTTCCATCCAAACTATATATTCGATAATGACGTATAGCGAATTTTATGTTTTGCCCAACTGTAGCATCAGCTATCAAAATAACTTCTCTAGGATCTAGAGAAGTAAATCTTATATTAGCATCTTCATCAAGATATAATAATTCATACGCACAACCACATATACTTGCAGTTTCAGCTAATTCCATATTGTGAGCTGACTCATCATTATATTTAAAAATTTCGTTTATCTTTTTTAAAGCATCTTCATTTTCAGACGTATAGCTAATTGGTTTTCCAATAAAAAAACCTGTACTCATATCAGAAACATATGAACAATAATTATTAACCAGTTTATTATTAGGTGCAGAAGGGTCTTCCCTTTTTTTGTGTTTTATTTTACTTTCACCAAAATAATAATCATATAATTTATTTAATTCTTTTATTTCTTTTTCATGTCTACCTAATAATATTCTCAAATCATTATTAGATAGCTCGTTTATATCAGCTTGAATAAAAATATTAATTCCTCCATCCAATCTTTATCCTATAAACCTAACATAGATTTATTAGCTACTTTTAATTTACGTTTAGTAATTAAATCATTTAATGCATAACGAACACTATCTATAGCATGGTTATTTTTATCTGGATATGCGGAAATAAACTCTCCATTTTTATTTACTTCATACTCATACTTTATAAATTCATTGTACGTATTTGGGCAACGTTTACGATCGATATATATACGATTTAAATCTTGCAAAAATTTCATACCATATTCAACACTATCAGGTCCTTTTTTTGCACCTATAATGTTTAGTCCATAATCCCTTAATTCTGCTATTGATTTAGGCTCTGCACTATCGGCATAAATCAATGCTCCTTTATATTTAGGTTTAATCATTCTAGCTAATGTACTATTTTTTAATTTTTGCTGATATATTTCATCAAAAATATATAAATTTTCATGTTTAGCATCAAACTGCATCGCAGTAAAAGCTAATGGGTCAATACTAAAACCAAAGTCAATACCATAACGCAATCTATCAAATTCATAAATTTGTTTATCTGTTAACCTAATATCTTCTACATTATCAAAAACATTTCCACCGTTACCTGTAACTTCGCCTAAATACTCGTGCCTATAACGGTCATAATTTTTATTTTTTAACTTTTCAGCTTCTAAAATAAACTGTTCTCCCAACCATTCTCTCGGAACAGTTAAATATGAACTATGATTTACTATTTTATCTGGTTCATCATGCAATACTTCTAAATTTACCCAATTATCTCTGCTTTTGGGTGGATTATATGAATAAAATACCCAGTATTTCGAACCACCACGCAATAATGACTGCAGAAGTGAACGTATTTGTTCCATACTAACAAACTGATTACATTCCTCAAACCATACCATACCTACATATCCAAACGGTGGTTTAAATGATTTTATCTTCATCTCATCATCGCAACCTAGAAAAAATATTTTCTGGCCAGTCTTTTTATAAGTAAATTCTAATGGCGATATACTTTTATCAAACTTATTACTTAACCCTAAACTATTAATCCCCCAACTAATTTGAGGATACACGCTATTTCTTAATGTATTACCTACACGTCTTAATACAACAGCATGGCAACTAGGATTTTTTATAAGTAACAAAGGTATATCTATACTTACCTTTGACGATTTAGTACTGCCACGACCACCAGCAAACCAAAAATGTGTGAATTCATGATTGTGTATTTGACGATGTATTTTATAAAAAGCAGGTTGTATTAAATTTATTAATTCTATTCGCTTTTTACTCATCATCTGATACCTCTGGAATATTATCAATAATTATTACTTCTTCTGATGCTTCTTCTTGTGTGGTCCATCCTAATAATTTTTCTAATTTTTCCCAAGCCCAACGCTTATCTACTAATTTTAATGAAACACCATCTCTCCCTTGCTTAACTTCTTGAATTAATGATGTATCTACAGTATCACTATCTAATAAGTCAACAAAATTTACTGTAATTGTATTGCCCTCAGACAACTCAATCGTTCTTCTACCAAACTTTAAATAATCTCGTATGTCTGATTTAACAACTTTAGATAAAAAAATAACCATGTCGTTAACATCCAACTGTATATGTTCACGCATGATTTCTTTTAACTCATTTATTTTTTCTTTTATTCTAACTTTACCTAACAATCTATAAGCTGATGCACTGGCACATTCATAACTGCATCTATAGGCTTTCAAATAACTTTGTAATGCATTATTACTCATCACATAATATATACAAAACTTTTGTTGTTCGGCAGTTAGACTATCATCAGACATTACTGCATCTTTTAATTCTTTTACTATTTTATGACTTGTATCTTCGTTTTGAGGTTGCAACCTTTTTATACTTTTGGTTGCAACTTTTTCTTTTGGTTGCAACTTTTTCTTTTTCCAATATCGAGTTGCCCATGATTTTATAGTCGATAATTTTACATTATATTTATCGGCGATTTCTTTATATTTCAGTCCTGCACAATAATCTTCATATGCTAACTCTCTTATGTTTTCATTGGACACATTTCCTCCCCACCTTATATTTTTAGAATATCCTATTTGTTTGTTTATCTTCTTTTAACTTAAATTTCTTAACAATAAAATATCTAACAATTAAACCTGCGACAATAACAAAAAGAGCAATGCTAATTGGGACCATAATAATAGCAATTAACATCATCAACATAATATCCATATTATTTCTTTAACCTCTCTTTAAATCCATAATTAATTCAATACCTTCTATTTTTGCTCTTTCACTTAAAATACGTAACTTATTTTTCATAAATACAAGTTGTTCATAAAGAAGTTCATATGGGCATTTTAGTTTATAATTTAATTTATTATCTTTATATACTTTAAGTATATTTTCTAATTTTATAGCTCTAATTTTTTCTTGAATATACTCTGCTTTAAAGTGTTCTTTGTAATCATCGCTTAGCATCATATTTACAGTATCTTTCAATTCCATAATTAATTACCTCCTTTAACAGTGTAATTTTCCCATTTTTTATAAACATCTACGTAAGTTTCATTTTTATCTCCGTTATGAGTAATCTCATAATATTGACCATCTGAAACATTTGTACTAACTAATGCTTTCCAATTTTGCAATGTTTTGGAAAACCAAACTACATAAACATCATCTAATGTAATTTGCTTATTATCTGTTTTATCTACGTGAGAATTAAAGTATTCCATTACAATTTTTCTTGCTTGTTCTTGCATTACTATTCCTTCTTTCTATTTATTGTACATTTTATCGTTCAAAATCACTCAATAAATGAATAAAATTCGCATTTACAAACATTTTTATCAATTATATTAACTTCTATTTCAGAACCATTAGAAAGTTCTCTAGTATATGGGTTAAATTCTTCTAAACTATACCATTCTGTTTTTCCATTATGATAAACAATATATCCATCAATATTATATACATTTGCTAAAGGTGGTATATTATATCCTTGTTTTTTATAAAATTCCCCCAGTGTCATTGGTTCTGCTTCTATTACTTTTACTAAAAGATATTTTTTCCTATTGTTAAGCATTTTACTTAAAACTCCTTTTATAAAACAAAAAGAGTTAATCCTAAATATAGATTAACTCCCACATACTTAATATATATTAAAACTGGTAGTCCCTGTCGGAATCGAACCGACAACCACTCGGATATAAGCCGAAGGCTCTAACCATTGAGCTAAGGGACATTTGTCTTTTTTTGACAAGTATAATTATAACATCTTTGAAATGAAGCACAATACGACATTATAGGACATTATACGACATCATACGACATTTTTTTTGAAAACTTTATTTTATATATCTCTCTCAATGCTTTATTATGAATTCTTTGTGTTGTTCTATACGTATGGTGATATCTATACGCCACTTCTTCAAGAGACATATTTACCAAATATATAGCTCTAATTATTATTCTATAACTAGATTGACTTAATTTCTGTACAATGCTTTCTATTTCTGTTTTTAGAGATAAATACTCTTCTTTTTTGTCATTAACAAGCTTTTCATGGTTTTCAATCAGCACAATAAAGTTAGAAGTGTCCCTGTTAATGCCATTACTATGCCCACCTTCTGCTCCATATATAGTAGCTTTAACACTACCATTATTTTTAAGATTATCTAGTTCTTTAACTGCTAAAAGATAATCTTCTTTTTTTTCCCATAAAGAATCTAAATACTGACTCGCCTTTATTAATTCACTATCTCTTTTTCTACGTTTCATTTTTATAATACCTCCATTTTTGTAATACATAATATTTTATATCGCACAAAAAGACTCTGCATAAAAAATACAGGTAATTATAAAAAAATATAAAAGGAGCTATAAATTAGCTCCTTAATTTAAAATGGTATTTCTTCATCACATGGGACTTCTGAACCAAATGATTTAGCTTGTGGTGGAGTTTGTACATTATTAATAGGCTTGCTACCCATAAATTCGATTTCATGAGCTATAACTTCAGTAACATAACGCTTACTTCCATCTTGTGCATCATAACTGCGAATCTGAATACGACCTTCTATTAAAACTTGACTTCCTTTCACTAAATTATTACCACATACCTCAGCTAATTTATCCCATACTACAATAGGAATAAAATCTGCTGTCTGTTGAGCATCACTGCTACTAAACCTACGATTAACAGCTAACGTAAAACTAGCCACTGCTTTTCCTGTTTGTGTATAACGCACTTCTGGATCACGCACAAGACGTCCTGCTAATATTACTTTATTCATATAACATCTACTTTCTATAAATTTTATTAAACTCTGTACCATATTTTTTAGATATAACTGATATGTTTAATAAGAAATAACCTTGTTTATCTAGAAAATACGCTAATTTTTTCATAAATTTATTCATGAAGCTCCTTTCTTCTTTTTTTTCTTTAATTTTATCATTATGCATTATATTATTAATAGCATTTTCAGATACTGGATCTGATTTTGTTCGATTACTTAAAGGATTGTAATCATATTTCATATGCATCACCTCAAAAAAATTTTAAAATAAAATCAAGATGCCTGCATATTATTTATCTCATTCTGTTTATAAAACTAAATGATTAAAATCTAATTTTACTCCTAATTGTTTCTCAATAAAAAATATCATCTTCTTATTTTCTACATACAATACATCTATGATTATCACGTTAAAAATTATCTTGATTTAGATTTTTTAATTTCTGATCATATAACTTTACTTTCTGTTTTGTCTGTAACATTTAATCACCTCTTTTATAATTTTTTATTATAAAAATCTTGAATAATAGTAAAATAATGACATAGGCTAAATTTAATATTACAAAAGGAGAATACACAAATGAATGATAATAACTATATCGTTTTTGAAATCATGGGAATAAAAAAGAACAACAAAGAAAACTCTTTTGTTTTTTCTAGTAATGCAGAATATGAAATTTCCAATGATAAATTTATAAAAAAAATCGTAATATCTTCTGATATTAACCAAGCAACTTTTTATTTACATGATTCACTTGAATATACCAAAGAAAATATTCAACAAATAGAAGATTATTTATATGCATATTTAGGTAGTATGATGATTTCTCTTTTAAAGAACAGTTATTCATATTCAAGTGTTTCACTAAAACCAACAATTCGTCTTTCACAAAAACATTTTAGTAATAATTTAAATAATAAAATATATTTAACGTCTTCTATTCAATTAAAAACATCAATATATTTTAAATCTACACTTGATGGAAATAAACATTTAGAAAAATGGATTAAAGATATTAATGTTTCAAACTATAAAAATAAAGAAGATAAATATAATATTTTATTTGGATTACTTCAAGGACAAAATCAAGTTCAAAAATATATGGCTATGTATGCTTATTTAATGAGTTTAGTAAAAGAAATATACGAAAAACCTAGAGAAGGACAAAAACATGTTGTAAAATACATTTCTGATAATTGCTCAAGAGTTGGAATAAAAGTACATTCGTATCCAACTACTCGTCCTGGTGCTAAATCAACTGAAATGGAAGACCAATTTACGCATTTACGTAATCAAATTGGACATCCAGCTATTACTCAAGCTAAATTTAATCCATATAATATGGTTAATGAGACTACTATCAATCAACTTGCTTCAATAATCTGTTGTGCAATAGAAGATATTTAACAAAAAAATATTATTTACCTAAGGGTAGAGATTTGTTTTATGATGGGAACATATTCCCTCTATATTATAGTAGGATTTATGTTTATTACATTTTATTGTAGTCATGATTGTTACCTCATTTTAATTTATGTATTTTATACTGTATTTTTAATAATAAAAGATATATACTATCATCAAATATTTTACTTTTATAAAAAGGAGTATTTTATATGTTATATAAATATGCCAATATAAATGATAATTTTACACTAAACAATTTAATAAATAATCAATTAGGATTTAATAGAATAGAAAATTTTAATGATCCTTTTGATACAACACCTGCACTAGTTATTAATGTCAACAATATCAGAAAACATATTTTGGCTTCATCAAATCTATCTGATACACAAAAAGAAAAAGTCCTTATGCTTTCTAAATCTCAATTAAATAGCATTGCTAATATGACTATCTTAGAGAAATTTCGTAACCCAACATTAACCGCTGACAAAGGGATAACATGTTTTTCTGAAACTAATGATAATATTTTAATGTGGTCACATTATTCTAATAAACATGAAGGTATATGTTTAGGTTTCGATATAGATGAAAAAAACGTGCAAAAATTTATTGATAAAAATAAAAATATTAATAACAATAAATTAAGTTCTGAAGCAAAATATGCCTTATTTACTATAAAATATTCAGATACTAGACCAGTTTTAAAAATATTTAATAATGATATAAGTGAACAAATAAGTAATATGCTAAAAATAAAAAGTAATATATGGAAATATGAAAGAGAACATCGCATATTTATATTTGATAAAAACATTTCATTTCCAACAGGAATTTATTATAATCGTGAATACTTAAAAGAAATCACTTTAGGTGCAAATTTATCTATTAACAATTTTTTTAAATTGTATAACATTATAAAATCATTTGATATTAATATAAAAATATGTATTCCTAATAACAAGATTTATAAATTAGACTTATATTCTATAGATAATAATTATATGAAAATTTTATATGAAAATCTTACTTTTCTAAAATTATTATCCCTATCAAATAATGAATTAGATCTTTCTATTCTTAATTTAAATAAAACTTTTGATGAAGAAGTTCTTTGTAATTTACATCAGATCTTAAATAATATTCCTTTAAATATTTTAAATAAAATATTTGATAAAATTTCAATATCTAATATTATTTCCTTTTATCCTATTATTTATAAAGAATCTATTCAAAATTTTAACATAGCAAATATCAATTCTTTATTATCTTTCATTTCTTCTATTGCTTCTTATTCAAAATATCTTTAATAAAAAAAGCAGTCATTATTGACTGCTTTTTTCGTTTCTCATGTTATTTAGTTTTTGTTGATTATAACTATATCATACTTTGATAGTGAACTACTTTTTATTTTTTCCTCATATTATTACCAATATTAAAAGTCTAAAATAATATTTTCGTACAATATCTGTTGACAAAATGTTTATACAAATTACAAGTTAATTTTTTTTACTAAAGCTTCTTGTAATACTTGAGAAAAATTTATATTTTTTTCTATTGCTAATTTATTTAGCCATTCTGGAATAGTTAATGTTTTCTTTATAGATTTTGTATTTTTAGCCAAATCAACATTTGCTTTTATAAAAGTAATAAAAGAATTGTCATCTACAGATTTTTTTAATATATTTATATCCGAACTTTTAGGTAATGAAATATTATTTTCTAACGCACTTAATATATATACTTCCATAGCTTCTACAGCATTATCATAAACTTCCTCAATACTATCTCCAAAAGTTGTACAACCAACTAAATCTGGGAATTCTAACCATATACCATCATCATCTAAATGAACAATAGCTGGATAAATAAAAATCATAAATATCCTCCTTTCTTATACACCAAAACACCAAAAATACCTCCTAATAAAAATAACTTCATAGAAATTTATTATATACATATCTTTGAAAGTTCATTTTATGAACAGGGCTTTTATTTAAGCCCTGTTCTTTTTAAAATAGCATTTTGCAATCCAATAGGTAAATCTTTTCCATGAAGAGGAATCACTTCTAATTTACCATTTTTCTTTAAACAACAATGACTTCCCTTCTGTCTATCAATAGTCCAACCATTGTCTAGCAAAAGCTTTAACAGTTCTTTATCTTTCAAAGACATGCCTCCTATATATTTTTTTATATTATAACACGTATACACGTATCAAGCAAGGTTAACTTTAATCAAGATTTTTAAAATATCTTGTAATCCTAATATACGTAATTTATATACATATCTAATAGAACAATTACAAACATTCGCTATATCAGCCCATTTTAGAAAAGATAAGCATCTCATAGATAATCTTTTTACTTTATCCTCGACGTCTAAACAACTATAAATACCTAGACTTATTGCTTTACTTGTAAGTATTATAGATTTTTCTATTTCTTTAGTTAAATTTGTTTTCATAATTAAACACTATGAATAAAATAATATTATATTAAAATAAACTTATTTCTATATTACACATTCTATTTAAGTAAATACATTCTAAGGTACTTTTCCCTGCGTTTGCTTGTACCTTTATGGTCTTTTTATCCCATCCATTTTCTAATACCAACCATTCATCATATAATTTATTAGTATAACTACTTACTACAACTGGACCTTTATGATGTAAAAGGACCTCTAATAACTTCTTATGCTCATCAATTTTCCCCATTTCATATTCATAGTGCAAATTACTTCTTGTTTCTTTCAGATAAGGTGGATCTGCATATATTAAACAATTTTTTCTATTGTACATATCTATTAATTCTATAGCATTTTTATTTTCTATTTGTGCCATTTTTAAACGACCTAAAATATTTAATATTCTATCTGGTAACTCCGCCCAGTACTTTGGTCGAAAAACACTATTTGTTCTATCATGAGCCCAACTTACTTCTTGATATGTCTTGCCACCAAATCCCTGCCATACAGCAACTACATATCGTCTAGCTCTTTCAATATCATCACAACTATCATCTTTATAATTATTTCTACAAAAGATATATTCTGCTCTTGAATATGGTGTCATAGCTATTTTCCTAGCTAATTTTTTAGGATTATCTCTACAAACCTTAAAGAGGTTCACGATATTATTATCAATATCATTAATTGTTTCTGAACCAGACGGCGGTTTGGTAAAAAATACCGCACCGCTCCCAAAAAAAGGTTCTAGATATGTTCCGTGTTCAGGAAAATAACTTGCTATCCATTTTGCTATTCTCCATTTAGCTCCTGGCCATCTTAAAATCGGTTTTATTTCATTCATTATTTTTCTTTATTCCTTTTAGTAAAATTTTTTTACCATATTCATTTTCTAACTCTTTTAATTTTTTATATGCAAATTTCTCTGCATCCTCGATATCAGATGCATGTATAAAAAATCTTTTTAATTTTCTCTTTCCTTCTATATTAAACATAACAATATAAATATTTATCATCTTACGACCACTCCTCAAAAAAGTAATAACTGATAATCTTCATTACTATTACTATTTATAAAATCTTTTGCTTGCTGATATACATTTAATAATATGGATGAATTGGGATATTCTTTTAACATTTCTTCTATAATATTGATACTATATATATCTTTATCCCCATTATTTTTTAAAGCTTCAAAACTTTTATTTGCTATGAAAAATAACATTTCATCAAAGGCTTTTTCTTTTGATGAAAACCTCTTCACAAATTCTGGAGTTATAAAATGTGTTTGATTACCATCTACTACAACCTGATAATAAAAATTATTCTCTTTATCTTTTAAAATAGCATATGCCATTTTAAAGTTATTTGTTTTTATTCCCTTTATTAACACAGCCATTTTTTACACCTCTAATTCTTACTTTAAATATTCATTATTAGAATAGTTAATAATAACCATGTTCTTTATAAAATTATCTTCACTTTTTTATTAACATATCTCTATATATTATTCACAAACTACCCACTTTTTATTTAAAGCAAGTAAGTCTAAATACTCTTGAGCTTCCTTAAAAGTAGAAACTACTTTATTGTTTTTAGCTCTATATCTATGATTGCCCAATGATTTTGAATTAATCGCTCGTTTGCATACTGAATATTGCTCATTTCCCAACAATCCAGATACATAATAAACATATTTTCCATCCGTATATTTCATCTTTCTAAACATCTGCATCATCCTCTATTTCTTCAATAATTCCATCATTTAATAACTCATTGATAGTTTTATAAAGTTCAATTAGTTCATTACTAAAACTTTCACTCATAAAACAATGGTTTATATTTAATAATAAAAAATCGTTAATTTCTATAAGACAAATGCTACTATTATCATTTATTTTCTTTACCCAGTTATATTCATCAAGATTGTTATCATTATGACCATCAATTAAATCAAATCCATAACTAATTAATAAATTTGAATTTTTTATCTTATATCTCATTCTTTTTCTCCACTCCTTGCTAAATAATACTCAACACAATACAGATAGCTAATAAACATATTTTTCATCGGTTATATTTACCTACCTTATTTTTCTATACCTCAATTAATAATTACTTATTACATTACTGTATCTAAAACTATTGCAATAAGTACAGTAACTAAACCAACAACAATACCTGAAAAAAATATATCATGTACCATTTTTCTTATAAGAATATAATTATCATTATCAATATTTCTACCAAAAAAATGTACTATAAAAAGCTTAATACATTTTGATGTTATTATTTCAAAAGTAAATGCTAATCCCAATGCAACTAACCATTTCATTATTTATCCTCATCTTCTTTATTTAGTCTTATTCTTGGAATAACATTATTATAATCTATTGAAACCTCAACATTTCGTCCTAACATTGACGCAAGTAAATTTAAATCTTCTAAACTATTTAATTCAATAAAATATTCATTATAACCACCTCTATCATATATGGTGCTATACAATTCTTTTTCACGACCATTAAAACGTTTTAATGCATCGCTTAAATTATCATCATAATTATTTTCGTTTATTTCCAAGATAAATTTTATATTTTTGCAATTCAATTCTTTTATATCTACTTTAAATAAAGTTCCTTTTATATAGTTATATAGTTTTTTAGCTTCTTCTTCAGAAGAATTATTTAAATTTACAACATGACCATTATTAAGAACAACTCTAATTGTGTGATGCAGGCTATTTTTCTTTAAAAATATCACTGATATATCTTTACTATTTAATATAACATCTTCATTAATTTCACTATCGTTTTTTATTTCTATAAACATTATTTACAGCTCCAATCATTCATTTCCTATCCATTCATTTCCATATATTATGGTTTCAGAATCTAAAACTATTCTTCTAAAATGTGCTTCACAATACATTTCCGCATCAGACCAACTCTTACTTTTAAAGTTTTCTATTCCTGATAATATCATTGCATCTAAATCAACATTTCTTTTATCAAAATACTCCATTATATAATCTTCAATTTGTTCTCTTGTAGGATTTTTAAACCATAACTTCATATTAAATCGTCTCAATAATGCAGGATCCAATTCATCAGATACATTTGTAGCACATACAAATAAAATATTAGGATTTATACTATCTATTTCTTGCAACATTTTATTAACTGCTCCAGATATTTCTTTATCGCATCCATCATCATATGTTCTTTTCGTTGCAAATGTATCTATTTCATCAAAGAATAAAATTCCTTTTCCAAAATTATTAACTTCTCTAAATACATTATCAATCTGTTTAGAAGTTTCTCCCAATCTTCCACTTATAACTTCCGCCATATTAACTTTAAATAAAGGTATATTCATATCTTTACTTAGAGCTAAGGCAACAGAAGTTTTTCCATTTCCAGGAGGACCAGCAAATAATATTTTATTTACTGGCTCTAATCCATTGCTTTGTAACAAATCCTTTTTATTAAAAGTATCTACAATATAATCTATTGCTTTTCTTATATTGTTCTCTAGTTTTAAATCATTTAAAACTACATTTTTATTCACATTATAAATAAATCTTTTTATATTATTTGGTACTTCATCCATTTGTTTAGGAGTTCCCCATGTTTTATATGCTTGCTCTAAAGCGTATCTAGTATTTACATTAGTCTCTTTTTTTATAATATCTTCTAACATTGATGAAGCACTTACAAAATCTCTAGCTCCAATATGTCTTATAAATCTGGCAATATCAACAGTTTTCATAATAGACGGCACCTTTTCTTAAATCATTATCTATTTTTATTTTGTTAAGTTCATTAACTACACATCTTATAAACAACCTATTAAGATGCTTCAGCAACTGGTATAAAATATGGTTTTTTTCTATATTTTTTATTTTTAAATATTTTTAGCATTTCTTCTTCAGGAATTTTTTCATCTAACTTTGTAATAAAATATTTCAATTCTGGATTTAATAACTCTCGTAAATATAAATCTCTCATCAATCCAACTCGAAACTTTACAGGTACTATATAATATAGTGTTCTACGATTAGAATATTTATCTACTTCTCTACATACTATTTTCATAACAATACACCTCTCTTCATTTAATTAAAAATCATTTCTTTTAAACAGATTTCTAATATATATAGCATATGGGCTTTCATTCATATATCCTCTTTTTATATTTTTATTATTTATATATCTATGAGCCTTCATTATTTCTTCATAAGTAAAAAGCTTTCGTTTTTCTGTTTCTACTGCCACTTGAATATCACATAATTCATTTAAATAATTATTTTTTGCTATTATTTTTCTGTTTTTATCCATAGTATATAAATACCTTATTAATTCTGCTCGTGCTTCATCCACTTCACTTTGAATTTTAAGAAATTGTTCTTCACTCGATATATTTATATTAGTAGGTATTAATATATTTCTTTGATTTAGAATAACTTGTTGAAATACCTCGTACATTGACTTTAAATTTTTTTCTAATTTATCTAGTTCATCTTCTAATTCATAAAAGTCAATATATTCTTCATCTATAAGTACATCTTTTAAATTTGTTATTTTATTTTTTTCTTTACAAAACTCATTAAATAAACTATTTAAAATATTTTCATTAATATTCATACAGACATCTCCTATTATTCCAATATCACAGCTACATCATTTATTCCATAAAAAGAATTAACCTCTATTGGTAATTGTTTTATTTTTAAATCTTCCCTCTCCCAAAACTCTCCTTGCCCAGAACAACCGCCATTTATTTCTCCAATAAAAATAAATGTTTTCTTATATTGTTTTGATAAATCGTATATTCTTTCTAAAACAGGATCTCCATATGGAGCCCATGAACATAAAATTATATCTCTATCTGAATATTTTAGTATTGCTTCTTCTGCTTCCATATTTTTTATATAAGCATTTACTTTATATCTATTACTTAATATCCAACTAAAATTATCTGTAGGCATAATATCTACACCATAAAACATAAGACCTGTAGAAAGCCATCCATTTCCACAACACACTTCTAATACTTTTCTATCTCCGATATATTTTGCTAAAGATTTTACAAAATTCTTATATATTGGACCCCATATATTTAAGTCGCTTAACATATTAAAAGTTTTTAAACTTCCCATTAAAGAATGTCTATGACCATTTAGAGATTTTGAACAAATATTAACCCCTTTTAATACAGAATATTCTGTTATTAGCTTTAAAGCTGATTCCTCAGTAAATTGTTCTTCTGGTACATATAATTCATATAACTTATTAAATATTTGTTGTTTAATTTCTAACTTATTCATTTGTATACCTCAAATATCTTTCTCATATTAACAGTTTTATATATCCTATTTATCCTATCAATATTATCTATATTTTTTAAATTACAAATAAAGCTTCTGCAAATCTTAGGTCTAACCTCATAAATATCACATTTTCGTTCCTTATTATTTCTAAAAGGACACGTTAAATCTATCATTTTTTCAGATAAAGTATTTATTGGATTAACATTTATTTTTATATTATGTTCAACTACATATTTTTTTATTCTTTTTATTTCTTTTTCACTTACAGGTAATATTGCTCCACAACATTCTCCACACATAGAACATTTACCATTTATAGAAAAATCTTTTACATGATTAATCTTTATAAAATCACCTAATTTCATTTGACGCATCATATCATCCTTTCAAAACAACTTTAACTTTTTTTAACATTTCTACAAAATCTTCATAACTTACACCAAATTTATTAAGAATATATATGCTTAAAAGAGCATGAGATACCAATATATCTTTATCATTAATAGCATTAGTATTTATTAAAAATTTATCCTGAGTAAGACTAAAATTGATATTAGCAATCGTTTTTTCTTTACATAACGTTGATATTACATTATCTAAATATTCGTTTATATCATTTGTATTATTTATTTCGTTCAAAATTTTATCCTTCTTTCACTTGACCATATGTTTTTATTAAATTATATAAATCTAAAATTTGTTTATAATGTACAAGGCTATAGTTAATTTCTCTCCAGATTAAATCATAAATAAAATTAACATTTTCTAATTCACTAGAAATATGTACATATTTAATTAATTCATTATCTGAATTAGAATTTACACATATTCCAATTAAAATTATAGAATTATTAATAATTTGTATAGAACGAATAGCCTTTAAATCATATATCATATCTTTATTTAATCTAACCAACATAAAAACACCGCTATATTTATTTATTCTTCTTATCCTCATGAATTTTATTACTAAATTCTTCTAAATCCCAATTTAATGGACCTATATCAAAAAACAATTCACAAAAAGTAAGATTATCATCATTCTTATCATTTTCATCAGTCCATTCAAAATCATCATAATCTCCATCTTTATAAACTAGTTTATTAAATATACAGCCTCTACATGATCCTCCATTCTCTTTTCTATATTTATCACAACTATTTTTTATTGATTTAACATGTTCATACATATTGTTAGTAGATATATTTTCCATTTTTTCCTCCCATAAAACTACTATGTTTATTTAATCTACATCATCTACTAACTCTTTATAATTATTATATTTACATAATAATTTATTTTTATATTTATAATCTTTTGGCATAAAACAAATATATGAAGAATTCAAATGCTCTATTATTCCATTCTTAGCATAGCTATCTGTAAAAAAACAGCCATCACTATCTGAACATACAGGACATCTTCTACATTCTGAGCCATTATTATAAAAACTATCACATAACTTGGAAATACTAATGTAATAGTTCATCATTTTTTTAAAATAATCCTTACTAATAACATGAACTTCATCATCAAACATTATTTTTCCCATTTTTTCATAGGAAATATCTTCGCCAGTATCATCCTCAAAATAAATATAGTCATCATTTTGTAAAATAGTATATTTTTTAAAATTATCTATATTAAATACTTCTTGTTCTTCTCCAAAATCAACATAAAATTCTTTATCAAAATCAATTCCATTTTCTTTCATGAAAACTTTAATCATATTTATGTTTTTCATTTTTAAGCTCCTTTATTACCTTTTTGGAAAACTCTTTTGCAAATCTATGCTTCAATGTGCAATTAGTCTTACTGCATGGTTCCTTATTTATCCAACACATGAACCCTTTGTCTGCTTCATAATATTTTTCATCACATTGTTCGTTTTTCATAACCATAACCTCCTTTCTAAGTATCCCAAAGTATTTAAAGTTTCAAAATGATACTTTTAAACCTCCTTGAAATTGATATTTGGATACTTTTTTAATAATTGCTTTCTTTTATTAATATATACTCTTGTTTTCATCCCCTTCACGTCTACTACTTCCTCTGTACCGTTAGCATAAGTAACCACAAAATCAGCTCTATAACGAATAGGTTTTACTTTTTCACCTTTCTCTGTTGTAAAAGCCTCTTGTAATGTAAAATCTTTTTGCATCACAAAATACTTTACAACTCCAGCCTTTTTTAATGACAAAAGTTTTAAATAATATTCATACTCTTTTTTGCTATCAAATCTAAGATTACCTATATGTGTAACCTTATTATTATATTTATTTTTAGGTTTTATAATCGCAGATGATACATTATATCCTGCTTGTTTTAATTGTTCTATCGTCCATGTAGTCATAGTTTAATCACGTCTATAAAATCATATAAATAATAATATGAACTTTTCATCTCCACATAATCACCTTCATCTAAAATGATTTTTTCACCATTATTTCTTATGGCGATTAACTGTGCTTCATTTATATTTGTATAGTCTGTATCTTCAATTTTTATTTCTTTGATATCATTCAAATTAATCAATATTTCATAATCATTATCATTTGTTATTTCTATAAATTTACTCATTCATTTTTTCACCTTTTTTTAGATTAATTGGTCGAAGTAACATTTTTCCGATATTGCATCTTCTATTATTAAATCTTAATCTATTATTTTGGGATATCTTTTCATTATTAATTCCTATATTTTTATTGCATGAAACCATAATATTATTTTCATTACTATTTTCATTATCTGTGGTACCAGATTTTATATTATTTATTTTTTTCAATAGATATTTTATAAAATTTAAAAATTTACTTTTTATTTTCATGGTTTATCTCCTCATCTAACGAAAACATTTTCGGCATATCTGTATCAGCTCTAAGACTATCGTCTCTTATTTGCAGAGCTTTTAGCCTTAGATAACCACTTTCTATTATCTGCTTAGATATCTTTTCTATACATGTAGTCCTTTCTATTTCTTTTCTTAATTTATCTGATTTCAAATTTCTATCAGATAACCGATTTAATTGTTCAAATAATACTTGATTTAAAGTATCCAAATTATTATTCATTTTTTATATCTTCCTTTTCTTTCTTAAAGACATCAATTTACATAAATTACAATAGCTCTTTGTTAATTCCGAGTTTTTAAAAATTATGTGTTTGTTATTTAAATAACAATATTCCTCTTTTGATAGTAGTTCTAAGTTTTTTATATCAAAATTTCTTTTATTGCCATCCAAAAATATAACAACATAATTTTGGGGTATTTCCCTTTTATGAAATTCTTCCCAAATAACGTGGTGTTTTAATCTCCATTTAGCTGGATCAGCTTTTACTTTTATCCATATAAATCCATCACTCCAAACAGTTTCACTTCCTATCGGCAAAACTTTTCTATATTTTGCCACCTGTATTGATTTTATTTCCTTTAACTTATCATCGTTAAAGGACTTAATTTTATTATGTTTTTTGTAATGTTTTATCTGGTTTTCTGTAAAATTAGTTTTAAATTTATTATTTATCAATAAAGTTATTTCTTTATTAAATCTATTTGGAGCAATTCTCAATAAATAAGCTTTTTGTTCTTCTGTTAATATTGATTTAGTCATACAAAACAACAACACTCATTAAAATTATTGCTAAAAGAACAATTCCTCCAAATAATACATAATGTTTAGTATCTGCTATTAATTCTTTTTCCATATTTTCTATTTCATAAGCAAAGTATTTCCTATTAAACACTCAAATTCCCCACAATTTATTTATAAATTTATCTACCAAATTAGGTTCATATATACTCCACACGCCATTTAAGACGTTAATATTAACCTCGTTTCCTAAACTATCAACGAACTTATCATTTTTATATTGAATATAAAAATAATGAAATCCTACATCTGTACTAACTAGCTTTTTGCCCTTTATCATCAATTGTATAGCTTGTGCCTTCGTCATAAAATCTACTCTCCTCACTTGTTTCAACAAGTAATCTATTAAATTTTTCTTTTATTTCTTCCCTATAATTTTCTATTTCAATGATATTACCATCTTTCTCAAATCTTAATGTAGCCATCTTTAATGCCTCCTGGATCATCTGGTTTTTTCAAAAACTGTTTCAATTACACCAAATTCATCATTTAGATCCACTTGTATACACAAGCAGTTTTTATTCTTAAATAATTCATTGGCATACCTTACAGCTTTTTCTTTTGTTTTAAATTTTCTTGGAGTTTTATACAGTCTTTGATATTTTCTTACTGATCCATTTCTATATAAATTGAATCTTATAACTGTATAAAATATCATTTCTTATTTTTTAAGCTCTTTAATATATCTTTTACTTGTATAAGTGAGCTTTGTTTCCTTTCCTTTAAATCTTTTAAAGTTTTTTCAGGTAAACTAGCCAAAATCTGACCATTTAAAATTTTATCCTCATTACGTTTTACAACACTATTGTAAAACTTTGTAAACTGAGCTCTAGCTATTCCAACTTCTTCACTTTTTAAACTACACAATTCAGTAATTCCGAAAAGTTTTACAGCTTCTTTAACTTCATCACAACTATATTGCCATTCTTTATAGATGTGATTTTTACGGACCTGCTCCATAGCTTCGCCCCATGCTTCTTCTGCAGTAGGTAAACTTTTTTCATTTACAAGTTCATCTAGATTTTTAGCTTCTTCAAAAATTTGATGAACAGTAGGGAAGAAATCTACCTTTCTAATAAGCTTCAACATTGCCACCTCTATTTGAGCTAAAGATAATTCTGTTAAAGATTTAGCATAAATAACTAATCCCAAGCTATCTACTTTACTATGTGGAAATAATGACAGATATGGTGTTAATAATTTTATTATTTCTGCTTGATGTAGTTTTGAATTCACTATTATCCACCCATTTGTTCTAATAAATCTAAAGCTTTTTGTGCCGTAGTCATTGCACTTGGCATATTATTTGAATTTTTAGATTTATTACTGTATTTATTGTCTATGATAATCTCATCCTCCCAACGTTTTTGATTTAGCCACGTTGCTGGATTAGGAATATATTGACCATTATCCTTGTTCCACTGCATAGACTGTTTAGCAGTTTCTATAGCATTTAACATTTTTTCTAACAAATCTTTAGTTGGTTTTATTTTTTTCCAGCTTTTTTCTGCTGCACCTTTACCAACTTTTTTAGGATATGAAGCCCAGAATATTGAAAAATACTCTTGTTGTTTATTTTCTGTTTTCGATTTTTCTTTAACCTGTTTTTCCTCTTTTATTTCATCTTCTTGTTCATTATTAGACTCTATAAAATCATTTCTTGATGCATTTGTATTAGGCTTTAGTTTTTTTACATATACTTTGGCAGGTAATCCTCTACCTTGTCTTACTACATCTATAAGATTATGTTCTTTTAATTGATTTATAGTATCTGCAATTTTACGTCTAGATATATTCATAACTTCAGATAACTTATCCCAAGTATAAAAAATATATACTGCCCCATCATTATCCAACCAATTATTTTTAATAGATAATATCAATCTATTTTTCAAAATAGCATATGCCATTTTAGAATCATTTGATAAATCCTTATAATAAGGATTAGTAAAAAATGCTACGGGTACTTGATAATATCGCTCATTATCAATATCTGCTATTTTTATTCTATCCATAATGCCCTCCATATTTAATGTTGTGGTGCTACTGACCGTTGTAGCACCTAGTGTTAAGATGATTGTCCTTTCGGTCATTAATTATCAACATTAAATTTAGTTAAGCATCACCACCTTCAAAATTTTTCTTACTTAATCCGTATTTTTTGATAAACATATTCTTATCTTTATCAGATATTTTTAATGGTTCAAGATGATATTTTTTATTAAATTGATATTGCGACATTTTATGACATTCATCGTGATGAACAGCACATAATGGAAGTACCGCCATACCAACTTGATAAATACTATCTCTATTTCTGCCCATGCCAACACGTTCAACATGATGTAATTGAGCATGATTGCCACATACACAACATTTTTTATTTATTAAACAAGCATATATATATTTTTCTATATCATCATTCAATAAATATAGTGGCTCACCAGAGTAAATTTCATTTTCAATCATGAAGTTTATTAATAAACTAATAAACTCTCTAGCAGTTGTCATATCGCAATCTCTAAAAGAAATGATATGTTTTCCTACTGATTGAATTTGCATATTAAATTGTATTTTCATGAGTGCTTTTGTATTTTCTTCTGTGTCTCCAATCCATTCAGCAATATACTTAAGCAAAACATATATTTTTCGCATTTGTTTAGCCGATATTTTACGACCATCTGAAAACCCAATAAGCACATTCTTATACTTTCTAAGTAAGGCTCTATTAAAGTCTGGAATATCCGCAACAATTATTGCCTTTCCACTTTCATTAAACTCTTGTATAACTCCTTGAGCTATTTCCATTAAAAAACATATACCTCCGCTCCTGTCTGTCTTTGAATAGCATCTTTAAATAGAGCAGTATCACTATTATTATCACTGAGATGTAATAAATATATTTGTTGAACCTTATTTAAATCATTTTCCGATAAAAACTCTTTAACTGTATCTAAACTCATATGGGAAGCTATTATTCTATTAGCCAATTTCCCATTAACTACATCATTAAATGTATTATTCCTAATAATATTTCTATCATAATTAGCTTCTATCATAATATGAGTAAGATTACTAAATTTATATTTAGCATAAGCTGTATCTGTTATATAAACCAACTTATTATCTTTATTCATAATTTGATATCCATAACACTCGACATCATGTTTTAATGGGAATGGCACTATTTCAAATGTACCAATTTTAAGCCTTATGAATGGCTTAATTATCTTTATTGGATAAATTTCTGCTACATCTTTTGGTCCAAAAATAGGCACACCTCTTTTATTTAAATCTTTTATTGATTTAGCATGGTCAATATGTCTATGCGTAACAAAACACCCACCAATGTTACTTATATTAAAATTTGTGCCTATTTGAATTTGTTTAAATGAAATGCCTGCATCCAGTAGTAGCGAAGTTTTATCATCACTTATTAAATAACAATTACCACTACTACCAGAAGCAATTACTTTTATATTCATTAAAACGTTGGTTCATCAAACAATGTTTCATTTTTCTGAACCACTGTTTCTTCTTTTATATTAGATGTATTGGGTGTTACTACTTCAGCTTCAATAGGAGTAGCCTCTTTTAAAGCATTATATTCATTCTTATTTTCTTCTTGCTCTAATTGTGATGTGCTTTCTACCATATAATCCATATCAGTTGTTTCTGTGATGTCTTTTTCTTTTTGAACATCATTTTCTGCAACTTTTATACTCAATTCCTGTTGACGATGTTTTCTATATTCTAAATCAATTCTTCTAGGATCTAGTGGTATATGTTTTTGACCATACACTTCTCTTATTAGTGTTTTTCTACACATTTCTTCATACCATCCGTCTTCAGATACTTTTTTACCACTTTTTTTATCAGTTACTTCACCGCCCCAAAAATTAGCACTAGCAAATTTAGGTTTTCTCTTATCAATATCTTTTTTAGGCATCATTATTAATTTATTTTTTGTCTTATCACTATATTCAATATATCCAAAACCACCAATTACTTCACCTCTATCAAATGGATTAGAAATTGTAAACTCATAACTTTCAAAGTTCTGGCTTATACCTTTTTTTATTGGTATAAAATTATCATTGCTATATACTAAATCAATTATTACATTTAATGGTTTATCAAGAGCATAATTTTCAGCCATGTATTTTATGCCGTTGTAGCCTTCTATTAAGGCTATTTCATATTTATTAGTCCTATTATTTTTAAATGGAATAGGATGTAAATGATTTGGTATATTCATGTCTAACCCAACCCTTGCATAGTAGATAATATCCACTGCTAAACCTTCCCAATCAACATTATTCCATGTATAAGCTAGGTTATTATTATATTTAGGATCTTTATTACTAAGATTTCGTCTTAATCTATCTTCTTCAGCTTTTTTTAGAGCTTTATCAATACCTAAATAGTAGCCTTGTATTAACTGTTTTTGATAATATGATGTTTCCAAGTTAAGATGCATATTACTACTTAATTCTTTAAGTACTTTATTTGCAAATCTTTCACTAATAGTTAATTCATTCTTTTGACTTTGAAGTGCCTTTGTATCTGTCATAGTTAATTACTCCTGTTCAATTCTAAATTCTTTATCTTCTGCAGATACTATTAAATTAATCTGCTGAGACGATATCTTTTCTATGTTACTAATACTTTCTGCTCTATCAACAATTACAGGAAGTTTTAAATTATAGAAATTACTTAGTACATCTATAATCTCTAAATTAGCATTTACCTGTGAAGCAGTATTTGCTGATTTATATTCAACCCATTGACCAGCTTTATTCTTAATTAACGGTTCACAAATTTCTTTGAATCCGCCATTTACTTGTTCTTTGAATAAAGCAAATTTAATTGTTTTGAAGTTTTTGTTTATATTATCTGTAATCATACGAGCTTTAATTTTGGAAAACTCATCACACAAATAAATTCCTTTATCTATATATTCAAGTTCACGAGCTTTATTTTTTCGCTCATTAGTTAATTCATTTATACGACTTCTAGTTTTCTCATCCACATTAATTTTTATTAACTGTTCTTTTAAATCTTGTAGTTTCTTATCAAGTTCGTAAATCTTTTTATTAATGGATTGTAAAGCTTCATTTGTATCAATGTTTTCTTTATCACGATTTAATCGTTCAATCCTATTTTTAATACTTTCTGCTATAGTTGTTTCTTCAAAAGGTTTAGGTTTTAAAACACTATCTTTTGCTAAATTAATCTTATTATTTATATCGGAAATCTCTGTATCTATAGCATCTAATTTGTTAGAGTATTCTGTTTTTTGTTTATTTAACCCATCAATTATTGCCTTACTAAACTGTTGCCCTTCTTTATTTATTTTTTCTTTAGCTATTGAATTGGCTTTATTATGTTCTTCTCTTCTCTTTTCAAACTCTATTTTTAAATGTTCAATTTTATCTAAAGGCAATTTTTGACCACATAGACTACAAAGCTCGCTGTTTTCATCCCATTTTTCATTAAAAGTATTAGCTTTAACTTTATCATATTCATCTAATAATCGTTGACGATTACTAATACATTCATTAATTTTCAGATCAAGAGAGTATATTTTATTTTTATATTCCATTGATGTTTGTACTAATTCTGCTTTCTTATTATTAAGAGCATTTATTGCTTTATATATTTCTTCATTATCTTTATTATTATTTTCTATATAGTTTGCCTTACTTTCTTGATAGTGATTTTCTAATACAGATATTTTTTTATCTATACTTAATTCAAGAGCTTTACTATCACTTAGTAAAATATCTAGTTCTTTTTGTTTAACCTCTCTTTCTGCCTCAATATTTTTAATAGAAATATTGATGGTGTCTTTTGTTGGTAAATCATTTTTTAATGATAGTTCTAATTCATCTATACGCTCTGGTATAGACTCTAATTTCTTGTTTATTTCACGACGTTGATTTACTGCTATTTTTTTGTACTCATCAATTAAATATTTATTGTTTGTTCCTGGAATAATTAAATATTCATTTAATGGCATTAAAGAAATATTTTTATTAATAATTGTTTCATCAGAAAGACCTTTATCACATACCTCAAATAAAAGTTTCCTTTTATCTGTAGTAGATAATACTTCTGAAAAATATCCTACTAACATTAATACTTTTGTTTTATTAACATCACCGCCACATATTTTTTCTAAATTGGCGATGTATTCTTTTTCTTTTACAGGAACACCATTTATATAATGATCTGTAGTGTGACCACTTAATTTTTCTGCTAATGCTCTTTTCTTTTGACGATATACTTCATAATAATCTTTAGACAATGATATTTGTCCGCCATTGTCTAATTCAAATACACCATTTACAATATGATGCAAGTTATGAGTATCACTTGTTTTAGGCGAAAAATCTTTTTCGTTTGTTAGCGGTTGTCCCGTTAACAAATAACTAATAGAATTTGCAATTGTTGTTTTTCCTATTCCATTTGCACCATAAATATTTGCACTTTTACCCTCAAAATTTATATTTAAGGATTTTATCCCTCTAAAATTCTGAAGACTTAATGATAATAATTTCATTCCTTATCTTCCACCTCATTTTATTAAACCAATATATATTTGTGGTTGCTACCCACATATATAAGCTATAAATTTTTATGGGCGGTTTAATCGAAACCCACCGCCAAGCTTTCGTGTCTATATTTTCTAGTGTGTACCATTCACCTCGCAATATATCTTATAAATTAAATGTCTTTGGCGAGGTATTTTAAATTATTTTTTATTGCGAGGCAAGTGCTACACACTATGGTATAAGTTAATATATACCACTCGCCCTACGACTACATTATTGAAATTTAAATTTTTATGGAGTGAATTATTTTTTGTCGCAGGGCTAGTGCTATATACTAGCCATTTTTTATAATTGCTTTATATATTTTTTGATTTTTTTATCATCTATATTTGTGGAGATAATAATTTCAATCATTTTTAAAACCTGCATCTGGTCTTTCCTTAGAGAAATTACCACATCAGATGTTTTATCTTTTATAAAGTTATAAGCTCTAGGTGAACCTATTACTTTATTTATTAAATCCTTAAAATAAGGCTTATCTGCCACAATTTTATGACCTTCTTGCAAGAAGGTATTTTCTTCTATAAAAGTTATTATCATAATCCTCTATCTCCCTATTATGCTTTAGAGGTTGGTATACGCCTTCCTCTAAAGCATATATTGTTTTTAATTCCATTTATTTAAATCATTTAAAAGTTCTATTAACATATCTTTTTCAAGAATTCTTTCTTGATTTTCTTTAATTTTACTTATTTTGTTTATAAGTTCTTCGATATTTTTATCATTAAATCTTATAACCTCTCCATCATATTTGACTTCTGTTTTAAATTTTTTAAAACAATCTTCTACCTCTTCAAAAAGTTTTATCGATATATCTGAAAAAGCCCTTCTTTCTCCCTTTAAATACGCTTTCTTTAAATCAATTCTTTCATTAAGATTATTCATTTTATCAACCTTTCTTTTATGGTCGGTATTTCTACCGACCAATTTTTATACTAATTGCATTTCATAATACTCATCATCAAGGACTTTATCATAATAAAACTCATCGTTTTCTTGAAGCATTTCATTTATTAATTCACCTTCAATTGGATCATCATATCTACAAAGATATTCGCCTTGTTTTATTACAGGATAATCTTCAAAATCTTTATTTCTAATTATTACTACATATCCTTTTTCTAAATAATTCAATGCTTCAGCTTTACCAAGTTTTATCATTTTCAAAATCCTTTCTTTGATTTAAGCAATTTTTCTTGTTTGTTCTATTCTTACCCCATCTTCTAATCCTTTGAGATAACTTAATGTTGCTATTTGTATTAATTCTGTATTTCCGCTATTTCTAATAGCATTTATAATTTCCATAATTTCTAATTCTGTTTTATTTTTATTATCTTTCATTTTTTTGCCCCCTTTTTATTAAATTTGTGATTAATTACATTTATATATTACCACTTTTTTAATAAAAGTCAATATAAATTTAATAAAATAATTTGTTTTTTATTAAATTTGTGATATTATCTAATAAAAGGAGTTGATAAAATATGACGTTAAATGAACAACTAAAAAAAGTAAGAAAGGCTCTAAATTTAACACAAACTAAATTTGCGAAAGAAATAGGATTAAGCCAGACTTCTCTGGGAATGATAGAAGTTGGTGATAGAAAAGTACAAGATAGACATATAAAAACTATATGTTCTATATTTAATGTTAATGAAGACTGGTTTCGTACTGGTAAAGGTGAAATGTTTAATAAAAAAAATGATAACTTTTTAGATCAAATGACTAAAAAATATAATCTTTCCCCTGTAGAAGCTCAAATCGCAGATTATTGTCTAAATTTATCATCTGAAGAACGTGCAGGCATCTTAAAACATATTTTAAATATTGCTAATATTATTCAGCATAATAATTCTATAAACGGTATAAATATACAAGATAGTAAACTTACTAGAGAAGAAAAATTAAAAATACTTAGCAAACAATTAGATGCCGAAGAAAAAGGGAAAATATTAGAAGTTTCCACTGGTATAAATGGGTGATAAAAAATCAAACAAAGCATTAAAAAAGAGGCTATTTCCAACTAATGGAAGTAGCCTCTAGTTTTATTTCTAGAAGTGCAAAATCTGCATTTCTAGAAGTGCAAATTTTGCACCCTAATTAACTTAATATATAATTAACTAGAGAATATATTATATATAACCCCTATATTCCCCTAAAAAAACAATAACAATTTTGATGATTAAAGCATATTTAAATCATAAACTTTGTTTAAAAAGGAAATATATACCATGTCTATTATTCTAAAATTCATTTTAATAGCCCCAAAATCGTTTTTAAGCGTATTTTTTATGTTTTAAGTATAATTTTATGTACAGTAAATAAAAAACGCTTAGAACGGCTTTGTTTGTTCATTGAATATTTTTCTATAATGTCATATACTTTAATTGTATTATTATACACAATATATTCTTTTAACAGGTGATAATATGGAAATCTTCGAACGACTAAAATACATAAGAAAAACTCTAAATTTGACACAAAAAATTTACAAAAGAAATCAATTTAAATTACTCTTACTATAGTCAATTAAAATAAATAGCTGATGAAACTATCCTTTACTATTATATAAACTATTAATATAATTATTTTGTATCCATACTGTTATTGGAGGTTTTCTATATGGAAAAAAGTAATATGATTAGTTTTGATGAAGAAAAAATTTTTACAGATGTAGCAACTTCACTTATCGAAAATGCCATAAAATCTGGATGGAATAAAATATGTAAATTTTTTAAAGATATAAATGCCAAAGAATCTATAGATTATGGCAATGCATATACAGAATATTTACAAAATATGTCTAATAAAGTTAGTAAAGTTAAAACATTAATTTATAGACATTCTCCTAAAAGTTTATATTCTTTTTATGAATGTATTGATGTCTTTTATGAAAATAAAATTATTAATACGAAAACTATTAATAACCTCTTTAAAATAAACAATAATTTAATTATTACTGGAACTGGTGGTATAGGAAAATCTATGTTACTAAAGCATTTATTTTTAAATACTATTACTAATACATATTATATACCAGTATTAATTGAATTAAGACAATTCAACCATTATGAGCAAAAAGATATATCATTATATAATGCTATTTATCAATGTTTATCCAATAACGGTTTCAATTTAAAGGAAGAATATTATTTATATAGTTTAGAACAAGGCGGATATGTCATTCTTTTAGATGGATTTGATGAAATACATCGAGAAAAAAAAGAAAAACTCAGCGAAGAAATAAAAACATTTACTGATAAGTTCAATAAAAATCGATATATTATAACATCACGTCCTGCTGATAACTTTATTGGATGGAATAATTTTTATGAAATGATATTATCTCACCTAACAAAAAAACAAGCACTTAGCCTAATTAATAAAATTGAATTTGATCCTATAGTAAAAGATATTTTCTATAAAGCCTTAAATGAGCACTTATTTAAAAAATATACATCATTCGCTTCTAACCCTTTATTACTAACTATTATGCTTTTAACTTTTAATAATCATGCATCTATTCCTGAAAAACTAAATGATTTTTATGAAGAAGCTTTTTCTACATTGTTTAATAGGCATGATGCAACTAAAAATTGTTATGTTAGGGATATTCGTTCTAATTTAGGATATGAAGATTTTAAAACTGTTTTTGCATATATATGTTTTAAATCTTATTTTTTAAGTGAATTTGAATTTTCTGATGCAAGATTAAAAGAATATATTCAAATGGCAAAAGAAAAATTCTCAAATCTTAATTTTACTGTAAATAATTTTCAAGAAGATCTTATTTCATCTGTGTGTATGTTCATAAAAGATGGATTAAATTATCGTTTCACTCATCGTTCATTTCAAGAATATTTTGCTGCTTGGTACACTTGTAAATTGACAGATGATATTCAAAATCAACTTATTACTTCTTGGATAACTGAATCAAATACAACTGTTATTACAGATAATTATATAAATATGTTATTTAATCTCCAACCAGATAAAACTAATGAAATTATTTTTTGTCCAGGCATAAAACTTATAAAAAAATTATATGATCAAAAAGGATTTTCAGCTAATCTACTTAGTTGTCTATTTGATAAAATATATATTTCTACAAAAACAATATCAGAAAATAAAAATATAATATCAATAACAATTAAAAATTTTTATTTATTCAATATTATAAATATAACATGTACATTAAATAACTATACTCGTTCTACTGATGATAAATTTAGATATATAGTAGATGATTTAGCAAAAAAAATTGTAAAAGAATGTGCATGTAAAGATTGCGACCAAATTGAAATTTCTTTTAAAGATATATTATCAATAATTAATGAAAAAGATTTATTACAAATCTTTAAAGGATTTAATAATCAGCTACAATTTTGTTTTGATATTTTAGATAAATATACTAATAAATCAATCTCAAAAAAAAGAACGGTGTCTTCTATATTAGCTCAACTATAAAATAAATATCTATTCCTTATTATTTAATATAGTTATACATTCATTATTTTCATTTATTTTATATACAGAAATCTTTCTTTTTGATGCTATTTCCATAACTTGTTCTTTAATTTCTTTATAATTATTATTTTGTTCGAAATCTTTTCCTAAATAAATAGCTCTAACAGCAGAAGCGAGATTGATATTATTATTACTATCAAGAACATCTTTTCTTTTTAACATAGATTTATCATTCATTGTTCGATGTTCTAATAAAAATAATCGATATTCTTTTTCAAAAGACCAATCATCTGTTTTTATAAATATTGGACTATATATGTTTTTTTGCTCTATTGTTGATATATTATTTATTATAGATTTAAAAAAAACTTTTTTTATAAGTTTACAAATAACATCTGTTTCATCAACAAAATTTCTTCTTCTTTCTTCTTCTACATAGCAAACACGCAATATTGAATCTTTTAATCTTTGATTTTTTTTAGTATCATATTCTATACAAAAACCTTTATGGTCATCAGCATATTTTTTCCACATTTGTTTATTTTCATTTGAAGCTGTAAAACATCCTATAAAAATATATTTTCGATAGTTTTCTTCTACTGAATCAATATAATCACTAAGTTCCTGTTTAGACTCCGTAGTAACTTCATTAGTATTTATAGGCAGATTTAATATAATATATTTAATTATTTTTTCTTTATCAAAAGAAGGTTTGCAATCATTAACATCTTCAAAATTAATAGCCTTACTTAAATGAAAACTTCCTAATAAATAATCTTTCCAATATTCATTTTTACTTCCATCTTCATTATAAAAACTACGGTATTTATATAAGAAGCGTGGTATGTCTTTTTGAAAGTTATTTACAATCTCATTAAGAGTATATCTATCTTTATCTAATAATTGATTTAATAACTCATCCATTTTCTTTTCACCTTCTTTCAATTAATTTGTTTATCTCCTGCTTAATTTTTAATGTTTCTCGATATTGTTCAGCTAATGCAGTCTTTTCAAATTCTACACTGCCATCAAAGTTTTCTTTAACTACTTTTTCAATTTCATCAAGAGATACATTAAAAAATTCTCTACGTTTATTTACCATATTAACTTTTCTATCATCAAAAGCATGATGTAGAGCATTTTCTAATGCTGGTGCATCTTTGCTAAAAATCATAGCATGAACATCAAAATTAAATGGAACAGAAGCATTACCTAGTTCATCAACTCGTTCTTGAGGATTCAATCTGCGTGTCATACCAATTTTATAAATATTTTCTCCAAATGAACCTATATTAGAAATAACATATACATATCCAACTCTTTGGTTAGCTTCTCTATAATCAATATCCGCCAAATTTTTATCAATTTTTGAAACTTGAATTTGCATTTCATCTAATTTTTCAGCCAAAGCATTTCTTTGTGCTTCATCTGTACATTCAGCTAGTTGTTTTTGTGCTTCTTTTAAAGCATTTAAATAATGTTGCTTTTCTTTCTCTGCTTTTTTTCGTTCTGCCTCAATTTCTCTTTGAATTCTTGCTTCTTCACGCATTCTTGCTCTTAATTCTTGTTGCTCTTCTTTTTCACGCTGTTTCATTTGCTGATATTCCAATGCTAATCTTAATTCCTGTACCTTTAATTCATAATATCTGTTATGAATTGATATGTTCATTACCATGCCAAGTTTAGATATTGTTTCAGATGCTTTCTTTATTCGTTTTAAGCAAGTATCAAAATTATTATAACGAACTTTACTTATAACATATTCACATTCACTATTAAATGCTCTTAATAGAAGTTTCTTTGTATCATTTACCATTTTTTTACCTTTTCGAGCATCATTATTTACCGTCCAATTAGTAGCACCTAACACAGCTTTATCTTTTCTTATCATATTTTTTTGTTCTTCACGAACATCATCTAGTTTGTATTTATATTGTGTTGAATTTATAAAATCATATTGTGGTTTATATAATGAAAAACTTTGTAATAAAACTTCATCTCTAAGCTCAATAATTTCATTATTTAATTCTTCAATAGCTTTTTCCTTTTCGAGTTTTCTAAAATTTAAATTAGATATGTCTTTTTGAAGAAAACTTCTTTCTTCTTTTAATTTGGATATATTATTTTCTAATTCTTTAGTAGCTTTTTCTTCTACTTTTTTTAGCTCTTTGGTCTTTATATCTTTAATATTATTTAAATTTCTAATTTCATCTTTTATTTCCTGAAAAGATTTTTTTAATTCTTCAATCTTTTTGGCATCTGGGGATATTAATTCTTTTAGTCTATGTATTTCTTTAGAAGACTGTTCATTGATGTTTTTAATATAATTCTTATATTTATATGATTTTAAAACAACTAATGGAATACCTAAAATAGACGCAAATGGTACCATTGAACAAATAAATAATACTAATCCTATTGTTATATTATTTAGATACCACTTTTCTTTAAATTTATCTTCTACCATAACATAAACACCACCTAAAAATATATACTAATTATATTCTAAGATAAGATATTATTTTCTTCAAATTTATTTGATTAATTGTTTTAAAAATCAAATGGATTAATATAAAAAGCCTTCATTAATAAATGAAGGCTTTTGTTACAATAAAAGCTCTTTATAGCTTCAATAAATCAATAAAATTCTTTGTTTTTATTATAATTTTAAGGTGGAGCACGTGGGATTATTATAACTATGCGTATCGTATATTTCATCCCCTATCTGAATGTTGTCTATTAGCTTAAGTCGCTAAATCATCCATCATATAAAAATCAAATAAACAAAACAAGCAAATACTTTAAAGAATTTTTTATGATTTATTATTTTAGAAGTTTTTATTAATTGTAGTGACTTGTAGACAAACTATCTACAAGTCACTGCTGAAGGTTAAAGTAATTTACTAATATCTATCCTATAAATAAAAATAGGAAAAAAATACGTTATATTTATATCCAATAAAACTATAAACATTAATCCAATAAAAATAATAGATATTATTGTTTTATTTTTATTTATTATTGTTTTATTTTTATTAAAAAATTTCTTTAACCAATTAATAAACTTATTTTTCATAGAATAAGCCCTCCTAAAATATTTTTATATAGAAGCTATATTTTAAAGAGCTTTTACTTTAGATATTATATCATTTCATACTTATCTATCTCAATAAAAAAATAATCAATTAATCTAAGTTATATATTCATAATACTCTAAACAGTATAGGATAATTTTTATATTTATATTCCATAAAACGTATTCCCTCATCTGTTAATATAATCATATTATCATTATTATACTTTATTAGATTTAAATTAAATAATAATCTTAAATAATCGTCTAACGAAACAATATTTACACGAAAAGAGTTACATAAATAAATATGTTCTTGATATTGTGTATTAAAAATATAACGTTTATCTATCTTTTGATATGTTTTTATACATTCTAAAATTTTTAACTGCGTACCATATATACAATTTAATATTCGTTCAAATTTTAATTGTTCATTTAATAAATCAATACTATTTTTTTCACTATTTCCTGTATTTTCATTTTTTATATTACTACTATTATCAATATCTTTATTACTACTATTTATAGGTATCTGTTGTGTTTGTGCTTGTATTTGTACCATATCGGATAATTTAAAAAGATTAAAACGTTTTATAAAACCAGAAAAATCTTCTTTAAACATTACACATATTATTATCACTATTATCTTCCAATCAAGTAAAATATTTAAGCCGTTTGATACTGTATTCCAGTCAATATCATAAAAATAAAGTAACTTGACAATTTTTATTAAAATAAAAATGACTATACACATAATTAAAAAATAAGAAATTTTTAATGCAAAATTCAATAATTTTTTTATTCCTAAAAATTCTTCATAATCAAACATAACTAATCCTCTCCTTAAGGTAATCATATATTTTTAAAATCAATTTGAATTATTATTTAATTTTTCAAGTAAATATGTTATAATAATTTAGAGTAAAAAATAGACGGTTATTTCTAACCGCCCCAAACCCAAAATAATTATATATAAAAAATAATAAAAACCTAATATAAAATATAACATAATAAAAAAGAAAGGAAAAGTGATATATATGTCTTGGGGCGGAATTAGAGAAGGTGCTGGTAGACCTAAATTAACTATAGAAAGAAAAACAAAAACTATTCGTGTTACTGATAATGAATGGAAAATTGTAAAACCTGTTATAGAAATTTTAAAAAAAAATACCAGTATTGGTCGTGATTTGCTCAATAAAAATAAGGAGCATAAAATTATGGTCAAAGATGCACAATTTATTAATTTAACAGACAAAAATATTACTATTTATGGTAAAAACCATACAACCATTACATTTCCTAAAAGTGGTACAGTTGCTTTTGTAAAACAACAAGATAATATTCTTGATGAAGCTTGTGTAGATGGATGTTTATTTGATATTGGAAAAAGAATTTATACCGAAGTTGGAAATGTACCCAAACCAGAAGAAAATATATTTTACATTGTACCAGTAGTAGTTGCACAGCAATTACCAGAAAGAGATGATTTACTAGTAGCTAGTAACGCAATTAAAAATGAGAATGGTGAAATTGTAGGATTTACTTCTCTTAATATTATTTAAAATGAATATAAAAAGGACTGGTATCAGTCCTTTTTATATTATAATACATATATATATTATACGTATTTACTTTATACGTGCTTTATGATATAGTGTTTATTAAGGAGGGGCTTATATGAATTTCAAACAGATGGAGAAAATCATAAAAGCCGATGGATGGATTTTAAAATCTATTCAAGGTTCACATAATCAATATGTGCATCCTTCAAAACAAGGAAAAGTAACTATACCTAATCATGGTAAAAAAGACTTAACTCCTGGAGTTGTAAAATCCATTCTAAAGCAAGCAGGGCTTAAATAGCCTTGCTCTCCCTCCAAAATAAATAAAGAAGGTGAGCCTTATGCTTAGCATTTATCCAGCAATTTTTCAAAAAGAAAAAACTGGTGAATACTCTGTTATTTTTCCAGACTTAAATCATCTAGCCACTTGCGGAAGTGATTTAAACGAAGCTATGTCTATGGCTGTAGATTGTTTAGCAGGATATTTATATTCAGAACAATTAGATGGTAATAATTTTCCTACACCAACACCTATAGATAAAATAGACATACATTGTGAAGATGACGAAGATAGTGATTACATTGAAGCTTTTATAAATTTAGTTTCTGTTGATGTAGCAGAATATGCTCGCCAACATTTTACTAAATCTGTAAAAAAGACGCTTACTATTCCTCAATGGTTAAACGATGAAGCAAAACGTAGAAACATAAATTTTTCTAAAGTTCTGCAGGTTGCTTTAATGAATGAAATTAAAATCAATAATATACAATAAATAAAATGCAAAAAGAGGTAATAGTTTATTCTATTACCTCTTTTTAGGAGGAAAATCATGAGAAATGTAGCCATATATGTAAGAGTTTCTACTATGCATCAAGCTGAACAAGGATACAGTATAGATTCCCAACTTGCAGATTGCCGAAAAAAAGCTCACGATTTAGGTGCTATAACAATAAATGAATATGTAGATAAAGGAAAATCAGGAGCATTTTTAGACAGACCAGAATTACAAAGAATGCTAAATGACATAAAAACAGAAAAAGAATCTTATGATGCTCTTATAATATATAAATTAGATCGCTTATCCAGAGATAGTATGGGATTAGCTTATATAATAAAGATTTTGCAACAAAAAAATATAAAAATAATATCCACTGATGGAGCTCAATACGGAACAAATCCACAAGATGTACTAACCATGCAAATAATGGGTAGTATAGCACAGTTTGACAATGCTTTAAGAAAAGAACGTTCTATTAGAGGTAAAATAGAAAAAAGAAAACAAGGTAAATTAGATAAAATAACTAAATATGGTTATATATTTAATGATGAAAAACAAAATTTAGATATAAAAGAAGATGAAGCTATCGTTATACGAAAAATATTTAAATGGTTTACTGAAGATAATTTAAGTGCATTTCGCATATCAAAAAAATTAAATACAGAAAAAATACCTGCACCACAACCAAAAATAAACAGAAAAATAATTAATAAAGACAATATTTGGTTCGAATCTACTATTCGAACTATGCTAAAAGATGAAACCTATGCTGGTATACGCCATACCATGATATATAAATTTGAGAAAATAAGTCTAAACAATATGAAGAAAACCAAACGACCACCAGAAGAATGGATTAGTGTTCCTGTTCCTAGCATAATTTCTAGAGAAACGTGGGATAAAGCTAATAATATAATGAATAGAAAAAGTACTAATCTTAGAAGAACACAACGAACATGGATTTTACAAGGATTGGTTTTTTGTGAAAAATGTGGTCAAATAATGAATATAAAACAAACTCCCAAAATAGGAAAAATAAAAGAAAATGAAGAAAAATATAATTTTTATTTTAAATGTAGGACTAATATTTTAAATTGGTTTGGTTCTGATAAAAAATGTCCTAACAGACAAGTTCCAATTTATGCTCTTGAAGATTCTGTTTGGGAAACATTATTAAATATTTTTTATTCTAAAGAAACACTTGAAAAATATTTAAAAGAAACACAACTCAAAGATAATGTTTATAATCTTCTAGATAAACTAATCGAAGATAGAAACAAATTATCAAAAAACAAAAATAAAATTGTTGAATGGTTTGCTGATGGCAAGATAGACCAAGAAATAGCTGATAATAAGATAAATGATTTAAACAATAAAATAAATGACTTAGATAAAAAAATAAGCAATTTACAATCCACAAATAGAAGTAAAAAAAGTTTTTCTATAAATAATCTATATGATATATTCCATAAAATAAAAAATCCTAATAGAGAGCAAAAGAAAGAAATCATACATTCCGTCGTAGAAAAAATATTTGTAGAAAGATTAGATAATAAACGTTCTAATGCATATACTAAACCAGTTCTTAAAATACGTATAATTTTACGCTAATTTTAAATGTATTATAAAAAGTTGTATCGGCGTTCAAATCGAAGCATTGATTGATTATGTTCACCTCTTTTATCAAGAAAACACAGCAGAAGCTCGCAAAGATATCTTAATTGAACAGCGCGACCGCCTACAAAAACAAATTGATGCTATGAATATAGTAATAGAACGTTTAAATAAAAAAGTAGACCGTTATGAAGAAATCATTATTCCTGCTGAAAAAAAATTATTAAGCAAATAA